ACGGGGCGTCACGGGGCGTGTGTACGCCGCCAACGAACAAAAACGCAATCAGCGATTTGCGTTGTTGCTGTGCAAGTCAACTTGCCATTGCACGTCAAAATTGCCTAGCGTGCGTCACGATGTGGTCTTTCGGCGAATGGCTGTACACCGCACGCACGTCGCGCAATTTGCTGCAGCGTGACGTGGCGGAAATCGCGCAGACGCACCCGGTCACGCTGTCGCGTTGGGAGCGGGGCGAGTCGGAGCCGTGCGTGTCGCAATTCCGCCGGTTGCTGATGCTATTCGGCTCACCACCACACGAAGCCCTCGGACTAGACGCAAAAGGCGGTGATTTATATGGCGAAGCGACCCAGCACGACGACGACACCGGCATCCGACAAACAACCCAAGCGCCGGAAGGTGTCGTCACCGCCGGCGGCGACCACACCGCCGGCGGTGGCAGCGAGCAACGGCCACACGGAGCCGCTGCAGCCGATAGCGGCGGAACCGGGCGAGCGCACCGAAACCCGCGCGTGTCCGTGCGCGCTGACAGAAGCTGAATCACTGGCATACGGTCGCGAGCAATCGGAGTGTGAGCTGCAGTATGAGCGCCTGAAAGGTGAAGCTGCGGAGCTGTCCAAGACAGCACGCGAGCACGCCCAGCGCCGCAACAAGCTGGCCCACATCATCGATGCGGGCGTGGAAGAAAGGCCGATCGCATGCGTGTGGCGCGCTGATTACACCGCCAAAGAATGGCGGCTGCTGCGTTGCGACACCGGCACCACCGTGGAGTCGCGCACCATGACAGGCGCGGATTTGGTGCACGATTTATTCAGTAGCGACGCGAGCGACGACACCGACCGCGAGCCGCCGCCCAGCGACGATGATGGCTTCGAGCCCTGGCCCGACGACGACGACTCGACACCTATCACGACCGTGGATTTTGCGCCGCCGCTGATAGCTGCGCCGGCCACCGTCACGCGTTTACCGCCGCCGCCTAGACGCTCGGACGGCACGCAGCCGCCCACGTCCACACCGGCCGGTCACGACGTTGCATGAAAGCCGTGTCAGACGGTCCGAGCCCAAAGCAGCCGCGCCCTACCACCACGCCGCGGCGTGTGGTGGTGCCACTGCCGGTCAAGCGTGAGTGCAGCACCGCCCACACTGCGGAGCTCTACGCATCGGGCTTGACCGATGAAACCATCGCGCTTGCGTCGCTGTATACGGAGCTGTCGTCGCGTGCGATCGCGATGCTGATCGACCGTTCTACGTATCCGCGGTCGTGTGGCGCGGCGCTCGTGTACCCGTGTTTCTTGCCAGGCGATGCGGCGCCGTATACGTACCGCATCAAAGCCACCACGCCGCGCGTAGACGCCCGTGGCTCGAAGCCGCGCACGATCAAGTACGATCAATCGCATCGCATCGGCTGCGTGGTGTACTACCCACCGCGCGCGCGCCTGGCCGGTGCATACGGCCCACCGCCGGCAGCTGGTGTGGATCCGCTGCGAGCTGGTGTGGATCCGCTGCCGCCGCCGCCCATGTATTGGACTGAGGGCGAAAAAAAAGCCCTCGTGCTCGATCAGCTGGGCTTGCCGTGCATCGGGTTGACCGGTGTCGAAAATTGGATCGAGCCCGGCACGTCGCACGCGGAAGTCGTGCAGCTGAATCCGCTGATCCGTGACTACGTGCACGTCGCAGCGCGGCAGCATGTGATCGTGTTCGATGCGGACGCCCGCACGAATGGGCAAGTCATGCGGGCGGCTTGCCGTTTGGCCGGCGTGCTCCACGCGCACGGCGCCGCATCGGTGGTGCTGGCGTGCTCGCCCGATCCTGCGTGTAAAGGGATTGACGACTACTTCGCGAAGCACGGGCTAGACGCCACGATGGCCGTGCTCCGCGCGGCGACACCGCTCGATCCGATCGATCCGTCCAATCCGCGGGCACGGGTGCACGCGGTGAAAGCCCTGGCCGCAGCACCGGTGCCTAAGGCGTGCGTGCTGCCGGATGGGTACGACGTGCGCGACGACGGGACGCTGTGGCGCATAGGCGTCGCAGAGCGCCAGGGCGGTGCCCAGCTCATCAGCGCCGCGGGCCCGATCCTGATCGAGCGGTACTTGGAAGACTTATACACGGGTGAGGGCCGTGTTGATGTGACCTACCAGCACCACGGGCCGGACAGCTGGACATCGCAATGCATCTCGCGCGCGGCCATGGTCGACGCCCGCATGTGCGTCGCGGAGCTCGGTGCATACGGTGCTCCGATCACATCGTCGAACGCCGGTAAGACCATCGATTGGCTGCACGCCTTGGGCGCCGTCAACGCCGCGCACATCCCGATCGTGAAGTCGGTCGCGCGGGTAGGGTGGCACGACGTGGACGGTCACAGGGCTTTCGTGTCGAGCGAGCCAATCACCGCGCGCGGCATGCCGGCAGGCGCGGCCGGAGAAGTCGCTTTAGATTCACGTGGCGACCGCAAACGACTATACAGCGCCCTGCGGCCGCGTGGTGACGCAGTGAACCACGTGGCCGCTCTGCGCGAAGCATGGGACGCTGATTTGTCGTGCGCGCTGGTGATAGCTGCAGCGCTGGCGGCGCCGCTGCTCGAGCCGCTGTCAGCGCCTAACTTCGGGGTGCATTTGTCGGGTGAGTCTTCCACCGGCAAAACATCGATGCTGCGGATCGGCGGCTCGGTATACGGCGATCCGCACGATCCGCAGTGGCTCGCGTCTTGGAATGCCACCGGTGCCGGTGCCGAGCTCCGCGCGGCGATGCTTTCGGATTTGCCGCAATGCTACGACGAAATCGGCGGCGGTGAGCCAGAAGCCCTCGATCGCATGGTGTACATGCTGATCAACGGCACCGGCCGCACGCGGGCACAGCGCGATTTGGCGCTGCGTGAGACGCAGCATTGGCGCACGGTGCTCATATCCACGGGTGAGCGCGATTTGATGTCCGACACATCGGCCACCGGCGTGCGGACGCGAATCATCAACGTGCCCGTCGCAGGCTTTGGCTCGCTGTCACCGACTGCCATCGATCGACTGCGCGCACTTTGTGCGGCCAACGCCGGCAACTTTGGCCGCCAATGGCTGCAGATGCTTGTGGACATCGATGATTGGCCAGCATGGCGCAAGCACCACGCCGACTATTTGGCGGAATTCCAGCGCTACGCACGCGATGCGGCCGGGCCCGATGGCGAGCACGATCCCGGCATCCACGCGCGCACGGCGCATTACTTCGCGACTTTGGCCACCGCAGAGGCGATGGCGCATTGGATCGGATTCGGCAATCAAGGCGACCGCATGATCGCTGCGTATCAGCAGCATTGCCAAACCAGCATGATCGATTCGCTCGCGGACCGTGCGCGGCAGCTAGTGGAAGACTGGGCGCTGTCAGATCCCGATGGTTTCCCGCACGCGACGATATCAACTTCCGGGCAATTGCAGCTGCCGGTGTTACGGCCCGGCCAACGGCTGCGAGGCTTCCGGCACGATGAATCGCTGTACATCATCCCAAGCGAATTTGGCGATTTCTGCGGTCGGCATCGACTGGCGTCGAAGGTTGTTATACGGCTCTGGGAGCGCCGTGGCTGGGCTCGCTGTGACTCCGGCCGATCTGACATTCGAGTACGGGTTGCGGGACACCGCATCAGACTAGTTGAGCTCTTGCAAAATGCGGAGCTCCGCTGATGCGTGCCGAATCCTGCAATTTTCTGGTCCCACCGGGCCCAGCGTGGTCCCACCTAACAGGCAAAATCCTGAATGGTTTCAGGGGTGGGCCCAGTGGGACCGGTGGGACCAAGGTTTTAAGGTTCACGTATGCGCGAGATGTTTTCTTAGCGCCGCTGTGCACCGGTGTGCGTGCGGTAGTCGCATATCGCACCCTGAGTGCCGGCCAGTATCTGCGCAGACACCCAAGAAAAAACATCGCGCGCATACGCGAGGATTTTCTTGGTCCCGGTGGTCCCACCCATAAATCGGGCGGCAAGTGCGTGGAATCATTGAATAGTGGTGGGACCAAGGTGGGACCAATATGTACCCTATTGGACCAACTATTTATAGAAAGCGGCGAACGTGTCGGAATCTAGCCCAGCACCGACACGCCGGGTGCCCCGGCTTGGGTTGCCCTCCGCTAGCCATGTAGTCCCGCAGGTGGTGACGGTCGCCGCGGTCGAAGCCGCGCAATGTGACCTGCGGACGCTATGCAGCCTGCCGCTACCGGCCTGCATCGGCTGCGTGCTGGCTAGGACGGGCCAGGCCGTGGCGCTGCGAGTGTCGACAGCCGCACCGGAACCGCCCACGGCTGCAGCCCAGTTCGCGGGGCTCGAGCTCCACGCGCTGTGGCTCGCTGCGGAGCACGACAGGGCCTGGCCTCGCGACGTGGTTGCGTGGGTGTTCGCCAAGGGGGCGTTGCCGCTGTGGCGGCTGTCGCGGGCCGTGGCGCTGGGTGAGCTCGCAGAGTCGGTGCGCCCGCTTGGGTGGTCGCTTGGAGCCGTGTGCAGGCGGGTTGGCCTGCGGATTGACGGGGTTTGGCTATGAGTGCAGCTAGAACACAACGCGAGCAGCGAATCGCAACGAAAGCCCCTAGGAGCCGCCGGGCGCCACGCAAGCGGGCCACGGCGTACGTGCGCCGGCCGCCACGCCGGAAGCCAACCCAAGCCCAGCTCGTGCGACTGCGGGGCTATTCCGCGCTGCCCTGGCGCTGTGCCGTGCTCGCGGTCGACACCGCCGGGCGATCCGGGTGGTCGGCACGCTATGCAGGTGTACAGTCCGCATACGGGGAAGTTGAAAGCCTGGACAGTGAGGCGCTGGCGTACATTGTGCGTTGGTTCGTGCACGACGCCCAAGCCCTGGCCCTGGCTCCGGTGCTGGTGTTGGAGTCGCCATACGGTGGCAACAAATCCACGCTGCTGGCGCTCGGTGCTGCGCGGGAGCGGTGGCTCACCGCCTGGCGTGCGGTGGGTTTGCTGGAAAAGCGGGTTGTCAAAATAGAGCCGTCGCGGTGGCGGCGGCACGTACTTGGGCCGGCGTACACCGGTATGCGGCGTGATGTGATTCGCGAACACGAAAGCACTACAGCGCGGGCGCTGGTGGGTGAAGCGGTCGGGCCCGATGAAGCCGCGGCGATTCTGATCGGTGTGTGGGCGGATCGAGCTCCGGAAGTTGGCGCGGTGCTTGGGCGTGACGCGAAAGCGGTGTCACCTGCGACGCGTAAACCCGTGCTGGCACCCGATGGCGCGCCATCGCAGCGCGCGGAGCTGCCGCGCGTGGTCGTCGTGAATCAGCGGAAGTTGACACGCGAGCAGCGCGAACGATCGCAGTGGTACACACCGCCCAAAGCCGCTGCGGCGCTGTGGCGGTGGGCGCTGCAAGGCGGCGAGCCCGTGACCGTGCTCGAGCCCGCAGCGGGCTTGGGCGCGCTGATTGAACCGGTATTGGCCGCACCGCATGCGTGCACGCAGATCACGGCCATCGATTTGGATGCGGCCAACGTTGCGATCTTGGGTGCGATGCGTGCGCCGCTGGGCGTCGCCATCACGGCGCAGTGCGGGGATTTCTTGGCCGGTGGGTCGCCGGACATCTTTGACTTGTGCTTGATGAATCCGCCGTATGAATCCGGCAAAGCGGAAGCTTTCATCGTGCACGCACTCAAGTACGCGCGGCGTGTGTGCGGGATCTTCAAAACGTCGCTGTTGCACGGGAAAGAGCGACACGACACGCTGTGGACCGTCGCACGGATTACACGTTTGGCGCCTTTCGTGCTGCGGCCATCTTTCGGACGCACGGATGCAGCTAGCGGCGGCAAGACTGACTACATGGCATTCGAGATCGTGGCTCGAGCGCCGGGCGAAGTGCCGGCGGGCCGTGAATACGTGGAAATCGAGCCGTGGCGGCTTTGACCGTGCGCGCGTGGCGGTGGCTCACAACGTGGGTGCAAGTGCTGCTATTCGGTGAGCCGCTGCCGCGCCCACCCATGGCCACGGTGTGGCGGCTCGAGCGCTGGCACGATGGTCACGGATGGATCGTGTACGTATGCCGCGGCGAATACGTGCTGGGCTCCGGATATGCCGTGGAGCTGGGCGAAGCATGTCACATGGCACGGCTGGCCGTGCGTCGAACTATCAGACGCACGCGACGTGACACAATCAGGGATCGAGCGGGATTTGTCGAGCAAAAGCAAAAGGATGCATGATGATACGCGCGGAATCTGACAAGGTGCTTTCGGGTATACTGGACGCTCCGGCGCCGCTGGCGAGCAATGAACAAGTCGCCGCGGAATGGGTGGCGATTGGCACGCTGAAACCGTGGGCCAAAAACCCGCGCAAAAACGATGGCGAACCGGTGGTCAAGGTCGCCGAATCGATCAAGCGGTTCGGCTTCGCGGCGCCGATCATCGCGCGACTGGCCACGCGCGAAATCATCGCAGGGCACACCAGATGGAAAGCCGCCCAGCAGCTCAAGCTGGATATCGTACCGGTGCGTTTCTTGGATCTGTCCGAACGCGAAGCCCACCTGCTGGCCCTCGCAGACAATCGGTTAGGTGAGCTCGCAGAATGGGATACGCCGGAGCTGCACGAGCTGCTGCGGTCGTATGACTTGGGCGATCAGATGCTTGCCGGTTGGGTCGACAAAGACCTGCGAGAAATGGAGCGGCTGATTCGCTCGAGCACGGAGCTAGCCGACGACGATGCGCCCACGCCGCCCACCGAGCCCGTCACGCAGGCGGGCGATTTGTGGCTGCTGGGTAGGCATCGGTTGGTGTGTGGGGATGCTACGGACGCGAAGCACGTGGCGCTGGCCAGGGCGAAGCTCGAGCCGTTTATCATGGTGACAGACGCGCCGTATGGCGTGGAGTACGACGCGAAATGGCGAGACTCCGCCGGAGTACCGAACGGGAAAGGACAGGGCCATCTAAGCCCGACGCGCAGACCTGGACGGGCGGCGCGTACTGGTGACATTCCAGGGGATGATCGCGTGACTTGGGCGGCCGCATATACGTTGTTCACTGGGCACGTTGCATATGCTTGGTACGACGCAAAGCAGGTTGCGATCGTAGTCGAAGATTTGACGCAAGCGCAGTTCCGATTGCGCGCGCAAATCGTGTGGAAAAAGCAGCAGCCGGTGGTGGGCCGTGGGCACTACCACTGGCAACATGAGGGTTGTTGGTATGCCGTGCGTGATGGCCATCCCGCACGCTGGGCGGGCGACCGCAAACAATCGACGGTGTGGGACATCAGCAACAGGCCCAACGATCCGACCGATGAAACGACGCACAGCGCCCAAAAGCCGATCGAGTGCATGGCCCGGCCGATCCGCAACCACGGCCTAGCGGGCGATGTCGTATACGATCCTTTCTGCGGCTCCGGCACCACGTTGATCGCCGCGGAGCAACTAGACCGCACGTGTGTGGCGCTCGAAATCTCGCCTGCGTACTGCGATGTGATTGTCGAGCGTTGGCAGCAGGTCACAGGCAAGAAAGCGGAGCGGGGTTGATCGATGGCCGATCGATTGCGCATCCGTTTGGACAACGGCAAAACAGCCTACATCACGATCACGAAAGGACACCTGGACATGTCAGACGCGCCCACCGAGCCCACCGAGCCCACCGAGCCCACCGACACATCGAACGAGCCCACGCAGCCGACCGCGCCACCGGCACCACCGCCGCAGGCTTTCGAGCCGATCATGCAGTATTTCTCATACACGCACCTTCCACCCACGCTCGCGATCGTGAGCGCCCAGTTTTCGACGCTCGCAGAATTCATCATGGACAACCTGCCGCGCTGCGCAGAGCGGACGGTCGCTTTGCGGAAGTTGCTCGAATCGAAAGATGCAGCGGTGCGTGCCGCGCTGTCGCGGTGACACGATGCCGGGCGCGAAATCCAAACTCACAAAGGAAATCCAGGCGGAGATCACGCAAGAGATCCGCAAAGGTGGGTACACGTACCACGCCATCGAAGCCGCCGGCATTTCGCAGACGACCTATCAAAACTGGATGGCGCGTGGTGCGAAGTACGAAGAAACAGGCGGGCCGAAAGAGGATCGGCGTTACTACGACTTCGCCGTGGCCGTGCGTAAGGCGCAAGCGCGCGACACCTTGCGCTCGCAGAGCGTGGTCACGCGCGCGGAGCTCGCAGGCGATTGGAAGGCTGCGGCGTGGAGCTTAGAAAAGAAAAACCCGCTCACGTACGGCCAGCGCGGCCAGGGCGGCGGCGGTATCGCCACGGTTACGCTCCGCGGGCCAGGCGCGGCTGCGGATGGCAGCGGCGACACGCACGCGAAGGTTGAGTTTTATTTGCCGGACAACGGCCGCAGGCCGGATGCAGCGACCACGACGACGAACGGAAAGGGGCACACGCCATGAAAAGCAGGTGCACGTGTGACGAGATCGACTGGATGAAACGGGGTTTCGAAAGCTGCGGATACAGGGAGGACGTCGAAGCGATGCTGTATTGGGCCGTGCATCCAAGGCTAAACGGCTGCTCGAGCGTGTGTCTGCTGTGCGGCCAGTCGCCTAGCGACGACATGGACGTCATGAGCGCGCTTGTGCATCTCGAATGGTGCCCGGCTCGGCTCGCAGCTGAACGCTGCAAAGATCAAAGCCTGGCCGCATGGATCGAAACCCAATGACGAATCAATCGGACCTAGACGCAGAGCCCGAGACTTTCGCAGATGTCGAGTGCGCAGCGGAAACGCCGCTCGCGATCTTCGTGCGGGTGCCTCGATCGGGGCGCGTGCCGATCTTTGTGTGGGTGCCTAAGTCAGTCGTGCACGACGACTCCGAAGTGTACGACGCCAAAGCCAACGCGCGCGGGAAGCTGGTGATCAAGCATTGGTGGGCGGTGCGGGAGGGGCTTGCGTGAAACCCGCGCGGCGCAAAGCAGCAAGCCCGGATCAGCTTGCATTGTCGTGGGACGACGCAGCGCCGGCCGATCGCGTGGAGTCGTCCGTGCTGCCGGTGATTGTTGCTCGGCCATCGGTCGTAGGTACGCATGCGAGCGTGGTCTATTTCATAGAGGATTCAGACGCGGGGCTCGTAAAGATTGGGTATACGACTAATCTTACGGATCGCATCAAAGAATTCCGGCGTGGAAATCGTCACGTTTTGCGTGTTTTGAAGGTTCTGCCAGGTGGATTTCCGGCCGAACAGCAATTGCACCGGCATTTCGCCCGTTACGGCGTGGGCGGTGAATGGTTTCAGCTTGAACCGATTCGAGCGGAGATCAGACAAATGAAGATCATCACCGTTGACGCTAGGAATCTCGACTGCGTGGACTGCGGAAAGCCACGTCACTCGCTCGCTAAACGCTGCATTTCTTGTGCGCGAATCAGGCGGAAAGCGGTTGCCGCTAATACGTATTGGCATTGCATGGTCTGCCAAGGGCCGACTAGTCGTGCACACGCGGGACGCGGCAAATGTGTGTTGTGTTATCGAAAGGCACAGGCGTCTGCGCGGGTCAGAAGTCAGGCTCGCTGCTGCGATTGCAGTGAGCCGCTAATGTCGCGTAGGTCCAAGCGTTGTGTGCCATGCGAAAACAAACGTAAAGGGGTAATTCGGAAGCGTTGTCTGCTTTGCGACAAGTCGATACCCCGGCAGTACAAACACTGTCCGCAGTGTGCCGAGAAAAGACGCAGGGAAGGCATATTTAGAGGGGGTCAGCGGAACGAGCCGCAGGTGCAGCGATGACCGCCGCCGTCCGCATCGCACCGCAGCCAGGCTCACAAGAGCAATTTCTTTCGTCCCAAGCTGACATCGTGTTCTACGGCGGCGAAGCTGGCAGCTCGAAAACGGCCGGGCTCGTGCTCGAGGGCCTGCGGTGCCACGACATCCCACGCAGCGGCGGGATCCTATTCAGGCGCACCAGTCCGCAGCTCGAGGGCCCTGGCTCGCTGTGGGAGCTCATGCGGGAGTGGTATCCGGCACTGGGCGCACGGCTCACGGAAAGCCCGGTGCTCAAGGCGACATTCAAATCAGGCGCCACCGTCCAGCTGTCACACCTGCAATACGAAAACACGAAATTAGCGCATCAGGGCAAGGGTTACAGCTTCGTTGGCTTCGATGAGCTCACGCACTTTAGCGAGGGCCAATTTTGGTACTTGGTGTCGCGCTGCCGCTCGACATCAGGCGTCAAGTCGTATGTGCGGGCGACGATGAACCCCGATCCCGATTCATGGGTCAAGCCCATGATCCGCTGGTGGCTCGACAAGGCGGGCGAGTACGCGCGGCCGGAGCGTAGCGGCGTGGTGCGCTACTTCTACCGCATCGGCGATGCCATGCACTGGGCGTCGTCGGAAGATGCGCTGCGGGCGAAGTATCCGGAGCAAACCGAACGCCCGATGTCGTTTACCTTCATTTTGGGCCGTTTGGCAGACAACAAGATCTTGCTCAAGCTCGATCCGGGCTACCGCGCGCGCCTGCTGTCGCTGCCGCGTGTCGATCGCGAGCGGCTTCTAGGCAGCGGCCAGGGCGGCAATTGGAACATACGGCCCGCCGCCGGCCTGTACTTTCAGCGGTCGTGGTTCCGCGTGATCGATGCGGCGCCGCATGAGCGCGAGCTGATGCAGGTCGTGCGGGGTTGGGACAAGGCGGCGACCAAGCCAGGGCCAGGCAACCCGGATCCGTGCTGGACGCGCGGTGTCAAAATGGGCGTGACACGTGCGGGCCGGTACGTGGTGCTACATGTCGAATCGCTCCGCGGGTCGCCGCAAACCGTGCTCGAAGCGATCCGCCGGATGGCCACGCAAGACGGCCGCGACGTGAAGATCTGCATGTGGCAAGACCCAGCGCAAGCCGGCGTTGTCGACATGACACTGACCAAGCAATGGCTTAGTGGGTACTGGGTTGACTCCGAAATCGCGAACCAAAACAAACTGGCCTATGCGGGCCCGTTTTCGACGCAGGTCGAAGCGGGTGCCGTGGATATCGTGCGTGGGCCGTGGAACGAAGAATTTCTAGGTGAGCTTGAGGCATTCCCGGAAGGCAAGCATTCTGACATCGTGGACGCATCGTCACGGGCGTTTCGCGCGCTGTCGCAAGCCAACGTGCGGATCTATGAAGCCGCTATGCGCAACATCAAAGATGAGTTGATGGCCACATGACTGAAAATCTGTCAGCCGAAATCGCCGCCGTCGTCACCCGCACCGATTCGTGGGTCAACCTGCTGACAGGGCTCGGCACGTCGCGAGACAAGGTCACACACACCCGCATGACAGCGGGTGAGCGGCTCGGTGATGGCGCACTCGAGTCGCTTTTCAACGACGACGACACGGCCCGCAAGATCGTTAGCAAGTTGCCGCAAGAGGCTTTGCGGCGTGGGTACCGCATAGAGCTCGAAGCGGACGCAGAAGTAGGCGAGGGCGCAGACTATGAAGCCGCGGAGCCCGACGATTCATCGGGCGCGGATATCGAGCGGGAGCTGCACGACAAGCTAAAAGCCCTGCAAGCGGACACGCGCCTGCGGAACGGCTGGATCTGGGCTCGCCTATACGGCGGGCTTTCGGGCCTGTACGTGGGCGCCCAAGACGGCCGCAGCCCCGATCAGCCGCTGGACGAAACCAACATCCGCACGGTGTCATTTTTGAACGTGCTCAAGCGGCCGCAGGTGCACGTCAAGACGCGAGGGCTTGACGTGACACAACCTGGCTATGATGAGCCGGAGACTTACACGGTGTATCGGTCCGGGTTGAGCGGTGCGCAGCAGCCGACCGCCGATCAGCTGGGCACCAGCTTGACCGTGCACGCAAGCCGCTTGATTTTGTTCGACGGGGCTTTGACGGCCCGCAACACGCAGCCTGCGATCACGGAATGGGACGATAGCGTTTTACAAGCCGCATACGGCGCGCTGCAGCAGTCCGCCACGGGTTGGCAGTCGGTGGCGCATCTCATGACAGACGCATCGCAGGGCGTCTTTCACATCGCGAATTTGCTCGATTTGCTCGCCGCTGGCCGCATGGATGAGCTCCGCACGCGGCTTACAGCGATGGATATGGCGCGGTCGGTGGCTCGAGCGATTCCGATCGATGCGGAGAAAGAGAAATTCGAACGCGTATCCACGTCGTTTGCGGGCCTGCCGGAAGTGATCGACAAGATCATGATGCGCATCGCGAGCGCCGCGGAGATGCCGCTTACGCTCTTGTACGGGCGCTCACCCGCCGGCATGAACGCGACAGGCGAAAGCGATATACGCGGTTGGTACGACACCGTGTCAGCGGCGCAAGAGGACATTCTAAAGCCGCGGCTGCATAGGCTGATCACGCTGCTTTGCCTGGCGAAAGACGGCCCTACGCGCGGCGTCGTGCCGGAGCGGTGGGACATCACTTTCAATCCGTTGTGGCAAGAGACAGACAAAGAATGCGCCGATACCAAGAAAGTCAAAGCAGACACCTATGTTGCTTTGGTGGGCGCGCAGATCATTACCGAGACAGAAGCGGCGATCGGCCTGGCGCCTGATTTCCCCGTGATCGACGTCGCAGAGCGGGAAGCACTACGCGACAAGCAGCTGGACGTATACGCGGAGTCGTTGATCAATCCGCCGGATCCGATGGCGATGGGTGCCGGCGGTGCCGCTGATGGCGGCGGCGACAAAGCCAAGCCACCGCCGCAGACACGTGGCGATGCGTGGTCCGAAACCGAGCCACGCGATCCGCATGGTCGCTGGACATCCACCGGGCGAGCGGTGGGGGATTTGTCGAGGCGTGTGCGCGCACAGCAAGCGGCGGCTGTGCGCGCTAAAGCCTTGAAGCCGCACCGGGCTGCGTACGCCACGGCGAAAGCTGCGGCCGCAGCCACACCCACACCCGACACCGCGGCGGCGCTCGAGCGTACCGCCGGCAAGCTCCGCGCGACACGCCGCAAGCTGGGCGCGAACTACGCACCGCCGCAGGGCGTCACTGCGACCGATCGCCGGGGCACGCGCGCGTTTCGTACCACCGCGGAGCGAGCGGCGCTGCTCGAGCCCCACCAGCGGGCTTTACGCATGGCCGCGCATGCACATCGCGACGCGCCCACGCCTGCCACTGCGGCGGCGCTCCGCGCGGCGAGTGACACGTTGCGGGATGAGCGCCGCCGTGCAGGTCACGTGGCCAATCCTCGACAAGGCGTGTCACTGCTGAAAGACCTACACACCGAGCTCAAGTCACACCGTGGCACGCATCAAGACGCCGCCGCGCGCGGCGAGCCCTCACCCGTGGTGCGGGACATATGGCGGCTCGAGTCGCAGATCATGCAAACCCACCGGCAGCACGGCACGCGCGCGGATTTCATCGCCGCCGGTGGCGCGCTGCACGTTGCGGCGACATCCGAAAGCGTGATCCGCACGCACATGGTGCGGGAGCTGCAATCGCAGAGTGAGGGCGGTGCGCTGCCGACTAACAAGCGCGAAGCACGCGCGCTATTCCGCCGGGCGGCTGATGCCGTGGACGATGATCTTTTGGGCGGTGCTGATTCCAACACGGATGCGCTCATGACAGGGCACCCGCGCTTGCCACCGAAAGAGCGCCGGGCGATCGTGCGCGGCTTCGACCGAGACGCACGCGCGCGGCTGCGTGACGTGCATGCGGGCCTGCTAGAAGCGCATTTACAGCAGCTATGATCGCCGTTCGCGGATAGCAAAAACGCACGCGCCGTGGCAACGTAGTGCGTGCGCTCATGACACGGACAGAAGCCTTTCAGCGTGTGTCGCACTACCTGCAAACCCGTGAGGGCGAATCGCTGATCACGGCTGCGGCGCGTTGCATGCTCGAGCGCTCGCACACGGATGCGGTGGCCCTGGCTGTGATGCAGGGCGACTTGATGCACGCTGCCAGGTGCTTGCCGCCGGCACGGCTGCGGCTGGTTCAATGATCTTCACCACTGCCCAGCTCCGCACCCTGGCGATGGAACTACGGGCCACGACGTGGGCCATGGTACCGAGCCCGACAGGTCTAGGGATCACACTAGGGCCTGGCCATGATCCGCAGTACGGCAACCTGTATGCATGGATGCGTGGTTGGGCGGCGGAATGGGGACGCGGCGGCCTGCCGTCGCTGCGCATGGGCCACAGGCAAGCCGCAGCGCTGATGGCCACGTCGACGCCTAACAGCGACATCCGGCCGCCGTGGCGCGTGTTCGAAGTGCAGGTGCCGCAGCCGCTGATCACGTTGATTGATCGCGACAGCGGCGAATCGCCTGTTAGTCACATGCTGGTTGCATGCTTTGGCGATCGGTGGTCGTACGTCGCGATCGCCGATCGATGCGAGTACACGCGATCACACATGACACTTGCGGAGCTCGCAGGCGACGATCTGTCACTGTCGCACCTATGGCTTGACAACCTGCTACCGCTGCAAGACCACGATGAACGCGCCGTGCGATTGCTCGATCGCTTGCTTCTAAACGCCTGCGTGCTGCTGTCCGACGCAGAGCACATGCCGGTGCGGGAGCTCGGCAAGCGCCCACCGGGCACCGGCCGCAAGCCGGCCGCCGCCGCTGCGAGCGGCATCGATGGCCCGCGCATCCTGGCCAGCGGCGCATATGAGTTTACGCACGATGTGGCTGTCGATTGCCGCGAGCCCGTACGGGAATACCTCACGGGCTCGCGCGGAACAGCACCGAGCGTGCGGGTGCTGGTGCGTGGCCACTGGCGTGCGCAGCCGTACGGCGCCGGGCGAGCGCTCACACGCCGGCAGTGGATCGAGCCGTTTTGGCGTGGGCCCCTGTATGCGCCGATGGCGGTGCGGGATCACCGCCTGCCGGATGTCGAGTCGCCGCCGGAGCCGCCGCAGTCGAACTATTGATTGCGGCGGCCGCAGTAGACATAAAGACTCTTACCGGGCTGTCGGGCCGTGTGCGACTTGTGGGCGTTACGAGATCTGATCGAGATCGAACACGTGCCACACGTAGCCAGGCGTGTGGACGGTGCAGATAAACCGGAATGGAGTTGCGATTTCCGATCCTCGATCCGTTGCGATGTAGAGCTGATATGGGCGGGTTTCTGCGGCGTATGGCCCCGCGGGCGTCGCAAAATATCCTACCAACCGATCGAATGGAATGCCGGCACTGAGTAGGCGCGAGCCGTAAGGCACATCGATCGCGGCTGGCCCGTGTGTGGTTGGGAGATTGTATCTCGCGATAATCATGGCGCGCCACCTTGGCGCTCTTGCCAGGCGCGTTGATCGGCTTCCACTTGTTCGCGGAGTGTGCGCTCGAGCCCCGCGCGCGCGGCTCGCTGGATGCGGCGGTGCTTGGAGCACAGCTCCCAAGTGACCGTGGGGTCAAGCAAATGCTGTACGCTGAACTGCAAAGCGCCCGTGGCGCCTGGATAGTTTTTGCCGTTTAGGTCGGGATATTGCTCCGCAAGAGCACGCTCCGCGAACGCTAGCGACGACTCGGCATGGCAGTGCAGGCAACGTTTTGATATGGCGCTCACGAATGCACAGTATAGCTAGCGCTGGCCATGTTGTGAAGTACAGGGCCCGCCCACCGGGCGCGGTGCAGCTCGAGCTCCGGTGCTCATGAGCTCATGAGCTCCCGTGCACCGGTGCTCATGAGCTCATGAGCACCGTTGACGGCTGTGGGTGTCGCAGCCGATAACGCTTGCATGTCTGCAGCCGCCCGCATTGCCGTCGCTCACACGGTCGCCAGGTCGCACCACACCGCCGGGCATGCCGCTATGCTCAAGCACCGCATGCGCGTGCTCGAGCGCCACGACGCACAAGCACGTGTGCCCAAGGGCCAGGCCGGCGGCGGACAGTTCACTAGCGGCGGCTCCGGTGGCGGCGGCGTACGTCGCACGCCGGAGGAACGCCAGGCCAAAGCCATTGCGTACTTGCAGCAGTCGGCCGCCAAGCGCGTGGCTCGCTCCGCAGCCGCAAAAGAGCGGGCTTCGCAGCAGCTGCTATTCAAGCGCGCTCCGAAGAAAACGGCACCGGAGGGCGGTTATACGCTCAATAAAGCCTTCCAAGGCGCGAGCGGTGCGAAAGCCGTAGCAGGCATCAAAAACAAGGCCATGGTGCACGAAAAGGGCGAGATCGCTTTGGCGGAGCACAAGGCACGCAAGGCCCGCACTGGTCGCACAGTGCCGCCATCGGCTGCGGCGCCATCGGCTGGCGCACCGCAGACACCGGCACGTCTGACGCCGGACATCACGATTAGAGGGCGTATGCCAACTAAGGGCGAGTACGCACAGCATTTAGAAATTTTGAAGGATGCGGCAGCCGGTAAAGCGTCAAAGCACCTTGCGGGCGAGATGAGCGATGAGCAGCACGCGGCTTGGGGGGCACTGCATCAGCATGGGCTGATGCATCAGCCCGCGGCCGGCGGAGCCCACCAGATTACGCCCAAGGGGCGGGAATACTTGTCGCAGCGGTCGGCGGCCGCCGCACCGGCCGCACCGGCATCGCCGATCATGAGCCAAAGCAAGGGCGAACACGCCGCAGCTGTCGAGCGGATCAAAAACTCGCCTAGAATCCACGGAGACAAGACGGAGCGACAGCTCGAGCAAGAGCTGCAACGCACGACCGCAAGCGAGGGTCACGCGGCGCAAGCTGTCGAGCGCATGCGCACTCGGGTGCAGGTGGCCGAAAAGGCCGGGCACATCGATGATGAGATGGATCGGCGCAAGCGGCTTGCCGATGAAACCGAGTCACACGCCACCGCTACGACACGCCGCAAAGAAGTGGAAAGCGAAATAGCGCACCGAGCGACGCAGGCGACAGCGCCGGCCAAGACTGCACCGGCAAGGCCATTAAGCGGAGTCAGTAACCACGATCTGGAATCCGCGCAAAATCAGCATATCAGCACCTTGACGCAAATGAGTCACGACGTAAGCGTGCGTGCGCGCCGCGCCGGTCAGAGCGCCGCGGATTTCGAGCATGACATCGCGGATCCGAGTCACCCGCAGCACGCAGTGCATCAACGATATCAAGCGGCGAAAGAAAACGTGCGATCGCATGTGGCGGAAACCGAGGACCGCAGGGAAACGCGCGAGCGGGAAACGGAAGCCACGGCGGCACGCGAAAGGGGCGAGCGGGCTGCAGGTCTGACAGAGCGTAAATACGCGCGCCCAATAGAGCGAGCATTGACCAAGGGTGAGCGCGATACAAACAAGCAGATCGATCAGCACGATCGGGAAGTCGAGCGCCTAGCATCGTCGATGGATAAGCTGAAAGATCCCGCGCGGCGTCGTGATGTAAACGCCCAGATCGATCGGGTGCATCGCGAGCGCGAAAGGCTCGAGCTGTCATTGGCACCCGGCGTGCGGAATGCACATGAAACGAATCAGGCCGTTGCACAGCGTGCGAAGTTGGCGAAGGCAGCCGAAAAACGCCGGGCCCGTGACGCGTGATAGCCGGGACGATCGCGATCATCGGTTCGCCCCGTGCAGGCAAAACCACGCTAGCGCAGCGCATGGCGGCGGATGATCCGTCGCTGGCCGTGGTGCACGCCGATGATCTGATCGGGCTTGGGTGGTCGGGTGCATCGGATGTGCTGGCGTCGATCATGCTCACGCCGCAGGGCCCTACGGTATACGAAGGTGTCGCGGTGGTGCGTGCCTTGCGAAAGGCCCTGCAAGCCCAGCCACACACGGCACCGGTGGCGCGCTGCGTCGTGCTCGAGCGGCCATGGTTGCGGCTCACGCCAGGCCAAGCCCGCATGCGCACTGCGTGTGCGACGATCCTGCGTGAAATCGAACCCGCCTTGCGCGCGCGTGGCGTCGCTATGGAGCGTCCGCAGTGAAAGGCTTGGCATCAGCCCTACGCACGCAAGCCGCGGTGCGTGGCATGCCGTACGTGCGCCAGGTCGCCCGCACCCGATGGCCGCGGCCGCGCTACCCACACCGGGAAGTGCTGATCTACCAGCGCAAGATCCGCTATTTTTGCCAGCAAGCCGAATACATCATCCGGCGAGACATCTTCCCGGCGCTGCCTCGATTGCTGGGCGAGGCGTCACGTGTGCCCGTGCCTACGGTGCTGCGGCGTGACGCAGCCGACGATATCGACGATGCAATCGCGAGCGCTGCCGCGGCCACCGCGCGCGCCATACCCGATGCGGATGTCGAAGCCGCCGCCAGGCAAACGGCTGTGCGCATGTCCGAATGGCAAGCGGACGAATTAGGGCGCCAGGTGCAGAAGGTGACGAAAGTCAACCTGTACGACGGTTCCACCGGGCTCGAACAACACCTTGATTTGTTCGTGACGGACAACGTCTCGCTGATCAAATCGATCCCGGCGGATCAACTCGCAGACGTCAAGGGCGTGATCACGCGCGGAGCTCGAGCGGGCAAGCACCACACCGAAGTCGCAGCAGAAATCGCCGCGAAATTTGGTGTATCCCGCAAGCGCGCGGCGCTGATCGCCAGCGACCAAATAGGCAAGCTAAACGGCGAGCTCAACCAAATACGCCAGCAAGGCCTAGGCGTGCGTCGGTACCGGTGGTCGTCGGTACAAGATCAACGCGTACGCGAGCGGCACAAGGTCTTGAACGGCTCGATCCAAGAATGGGCGGTGCCACCGATCGTCGACACTCAGACCATGGAACGCGGGCACCCTGGCCAGCCTATCCGGTGCCGCTGCGTGGCGATTCCGATTGTGGATGATGTCTTTGCGGATGCGGGCTTGATTGATCCTGGCGACGTCGAAACCACGCACCCGACTGCAGGCGAGCAACCCGGTTTGCAGTCGCCGCCGCAGCGCGTGCCCAGCATACCGCCGGCCAACGTGCCGGCGCCTACGTACCGCCCACCGCCGGCACCCACGCCGCCCACGGCGCCGCCAGCAGATCCACCGGTGGGCCAGCGCGCGCCCGTGGTCGCACCGGTTACGGCAGCTTTGCAGCGCCCAGCGGCCAACGATCGGGAGCTGCAGCGGGAGATCGACGCCCGGATGAAACGGGAAGTTGACCAAGCGATCGAGCGGGTGAATAGGTTGCGAGCGGAGCGCCGGGCCCTGGCTCGCCGGCTTGCCGCGGAGCTCGACACCGCCGCAGCCGCTGCCGAATCCGCAGCCGCAGCCGATGCTTTGGCCATCGCCGAAACCCGCGCCAGTGCAGGCTACAGGCGCGCTACCCAGCAATTTGCCGCTGCCGGAGCCGCCGCAGCCACCATGCGCCGCAAAGCGACGCCCGGCGTGCGTCGCCCGCCGCCGGCACCCAAGCGGCCAAAGCAGGCTACGCGCGCGCGACGCAAGCCGGGTTTGCGTCGCTCATGAGCTCATGAGCACCGGAGCTCATGAGCTCCCGTGCACCGGAGCTCATGAGCTCATGAGCTCATGAGCACTTGACGGCTCGCATATGACCTGCGTATCAAGTTGCGTGCCACCTGAGATCGTCAGTCGCTACGATGTGGCGACACTCGGCAACTCCGAACGTACGCCGCAGGGTTTCTTGCGTGTGCCTGCGTATCTCACGCGTGCCGGCATACTCGAGTACAAGCGCCACGACGGCACCACCGTGCGCGAGCTCCGGCCTGCTGCGGAAGTGTTCGCGCCCAAATCGCTAGCGACACTGCGAGCGGCGCCCGTGACTGACTTGCATCCGACCGAGATGGTATCGCCCAAGAATGTCCGATCGCTGTCGATCGGGCACGTGTCGGAAGATGTGCAGCGCGCAGACGGCGATCTAGTTGCAGGCGCACTCACGCTGCAAGACGAAACGGCGATCACGGCTGTGGAGCGTGGCGAGAGGCGCGAGTTGTCGTGCGGTTACCGGTGCCGAATCGATGCGACGCCCGGTACTTTTGAGGGCAAGCCGTACGATCAAGTGCAGCGCGACATTGTGTACAACCACGTCGCGCTAGGCCCACGCAATTGGGGGCGTGCAGGTCGTGAGATCGCGCTCCGCATCGATTCGCAGGCCGGTGCGGATGATCCGCCGCCAGTGGCTGCAGATGCACAGTTGTTTCGATTGGATGCCGCAGACGCACTCAGCGTGGCGGCGGCCGTACCGCCACGTGTGAAAGGAATCAGCATGGACACCAAGACGATCGAAGTGGACGGCCGCAACATCGAGCTGCCGCGCGAAGCTGCAACATACATCCACGACGCGATCGAGTCGCGCACCGATGCGCTGGGCGAAGTCGTGATCGAAAAAGAAGCTGCGGACGCCAAGGTCGTGGAGCTTACCGAGCGGGTTGCGCAGCTCGAAAAGTATATTGAGGGCGAGCAAGATCGCTTCGATGCATGGGTAGTCGAGCATTCCGCCGCCGTGGCGAGCGCTCGCAAGGTGCTGCCGAATGAGCGTTTCGACGGTAAGAGCACCGATGAGATCCAGTCTGCAGTGATCGCCAAGCTGCGACCGAAGATCGATCTAGCCAAGAAAACCACGTACGAACGCGCGGCCATCTTCGAAGCCCTCACCAGTGGCGACGACGACGGCACCGCCGGCACGCGCCACGATGCGATCGACGATTCACGGCGGACACTCGCGCCGCAGCGTGCGCCGGCAGCAGGGCCCGCGGCAGCGGCAAAGCCTTTCGTGCCTGATTGGCAGCGCTCGCTAAGCACGTCGCGGCGTCGTAGCGACGACGGCAACTGACACCGCCCACCGCATACCCGAACACATAGGAGCCACGCACAACCATGCAGACTAGTTACTCAGTATTGGCGCCCGATGGCTTGCTCGGGTTGCCCGTCGAAGATTTCACCAACTTCATAGACACCGTGATCCCCACGGCATCCGTGAAGGTTGGCAAGCTGTTGGTGGTGGATTCGACTGTCGGCAAGCCGCGCAATCAGGCGCGGTACCCAGCCGCAGCGGCGGACATCACCACGAAAGAAAAGCTGCTCGGGATCGTGCGGTGGGATCAATCGCGGGAAGGTGGTGTCGACTACCCAGCCGCGCGGCCAACGCCCGTTGTGCGTCGTGGGCGCATCTGGGTCACTGCGGAGTCTGCAGTCACGCGGTTTACGCAGTGCTTTATCCGCTACGCGGCCGGCGCTGGTGGCACGGAGCTGGGCTCGTTTCGCGCCGATGTCGACACCGCAAGCGCCGCGGCGTGTCCGTGGGCCATGTTCATTACGGATGCCACCGCCGGTGCGTTGGCGATTGTCGAGATTTCCATTTACTGATTGGCGCTAGCAGCCATCAGCTGCAGCCGCAGAAAGGCCCGCGTTTCGCCATGCTATTTACCGCTCCACGTGAGATGTCGCCCTATGATCGTGCGCAGGTCCTAGGCGAGCTGCAAAAGCTGCTGCCAGGCGAAAGGCTAGACTCTGCGGCAGTCGAAAACGTCTATCGGCAGCTGATCGTGCACCGGGCGTCTGTCTACGGACAAAACCGCCTAGACGCCAACGAAACCGCGGTGCTCACGCAACAGCTCGAGTTTATGCGGGCCCGCACGGCCGATATCGAGCGGCCAGCGTTCAAGGCGCGGATGCTGGTGCCGATCACATCGGAAGTCGATCCCGGCGCTGAAACGTGGGCTTATTCGCAGTGGGATCGCGTTGGAATGGCCAAGATCGTGGCCAACTACGCAGACGACATCCCAAAAGTAGCGACTTTTGCGAAGAAATTCGTAAACACGGTCGAAACCATGGCGCTCGGTTATGGGTGGTCGTGGCTCGATTTGCAGCGCACGTCACGTGCTGGTGTGCCTCTGCAAACGCGGCTCGCGAACGGTGTGCGCGAGGGCTTCGAGCAAAAAATCGAAGTGATTGGTGCCATGGGGATCACCGAAACGGGCGCCACCGGGCTCTTGAATAACGCGAACGTCCCGCAGATTTCGGCTGCACCGCCTGCCACTGGCAGCAGCAGTGTGTGGGGCGGCGGCGACAAGACGGCGCAAGAGGTGTTGAACGATCTGCACTCCATGGAAGATGCGATCATCAACAATACCAAGGGCACGCGCACGCCCAACACGTTGGTGCTGCCGCTCGCGCGCTATCGGTACATCCAAAAGACGCCCGTGTCGACGCAGGCCGGGGCGAACCCGCGCGACACGATCATGCGCGTGTTCCTCGACAAAACGCAGCTGGTGACAGACATCGAATGGTGGTCTTTCTGCGATACGGCCAACACCGGCAGCACGCCGCGCGCGATCATGTACGATCGCAATCCGATCGTGGTGCATTTGGAGCTGCCGCTCGAGCAGCAAGAGATGCCGCCGCAAGCCAAAAATTTGTCACTCGAGATCAATTCAGTCGGACGCATCGGCGGCGTAGCGTGGGAATACCCGCTGGGCGCTGTGTATATGAACGGCATCTGATGGCGGCAGCATGCGAGAATACACGCACGAATATGCGGCGTTTGCCGGTCTGATCGATGCCGCTGCGGAGCTCGAGCCGTTAGACACGCCCATGGAGCCACCGGCCAAGCTGGTGTTTTTGGGCAACACGTCCACGCATGTGATCTCCATTCCGATGCACACTACGGCCATGGTGACGGCGCCTGTCACCAGCAGGCCGGCGGAGATCACCGTCGCGATATTCGACGAGACGGAAGCCGCGGCGTTCGACGCTGCGTACCGATCTGCGCCGGTGCAGGAATGGGTGCAGGCCGGAGATCTCACGGTCCGCCGCTACAAGCCCGAACCGGAGCCCGAACCGGAGCCCGAACCGGAGCCCGAGCCCGAACCGGAGCCCGAACCGGAGCCCGAACCGGAGCCCGAACCGGAGCCCGAACCGGAAGCCGATCCAACATCAACGCCCACCGACACGACGTGCACGGAAGGATCACCGACCCATGAGACAACTCGCAGAAGCCGAGCAACCACACGCGGGCGAAACCGTAGTTAGGCTGCGCAACAACACGGCGCACGTGACGCACTTGAGTCTGCGTGATGGCGCCTTTCTAACCGTGGCGCCCACTGTGGGTCGCGCCATAGCGATCGCGCTCACCGCCGATGAGAAAGCCGCTTTCGACCGTGCGTGGGCAACGCCCACCGTCAAGGCGTGGGTGGCTGCTGGTGACGTGCTGATCGACACCGCAGACGACTCCGCACCGCCCAGCGTGCCCGCAGCACCGGCTGTCTATGAACCACCCACGCCCACGGCGACCGTGCCGCCCACGCCCACGCCGGCACCCGCCCCGGCCTTCCACGACGACGACGACGACGACGACATCTGATCGGTTTGCTCCGGTGCACCGGTGCTCATGAGCTCCGGTGCTCATGAGCTCATGAGCACGGAAAGACGACACCATGGCAAAGCTCTCACCGCACGTTGACGGCGATCCCATTCCCGAGGGCACCACCGTGATCGGCTTCGACAACACGATCGATGTCATGCTCACGATCGGGATCCTGCGTGGCGACTACATGGCTTTTGACGCCATGTTGACCACGTTCTATGCGCTCGACCAAGATCAGCTGCAGCGCGCGCGCCAGCAGCTGCAGCAGCAGACGATCTATCAAGGATGGATCACCGCTGGGTATTTGGTCGAAGCGACCTTAGCGCCGCCGCCACCGCCGGAGGATGCGCCGCCGTGACTGTGACTGTGGACCAAATCAGGCTCGAATTTCCGGAGTTCGCCAACACGGACGCGGCCGTGATTGGCTACAAGCTGGCCGATGCGGAGCGCATGATCGGGCCCTCCGATGCGGCAGGGCTTCGCGACGATGCCGTCAAATACCTGGCGTGTCACTTGGTGTGTCTGTCGCCGCATGGCGAGTTTGCGCGGCTGGTGGAAAGCGATTCGCCCGGCGGCGCCACGACCACGTATGAGCGGCAATACCGGGCGATTTTGCGCGGGACGGTAATAACCGCGGTGGTGCTTTAGATGCCGGTCACACGCTCGATCAAGGTGATTGACCACGGCTGGACTAAAATCCGCGATGCCATCGTGGATATGAGCGGTGGCAAGTCGATCGTGCGTGTGGGCGTGCAGGGCACGGAAGCTGCGGCGAACCATCAGAACAGCCGCTTGACCGTGGCGCAAATCGCAGACGTGCAGGAATTCGGCCGCCGCATCATTCAGCCCAAGATGCGGCGCGTGATCGTGATCCCGGCCCGCTCGTTTCTGCGCGCGACGGTGGACCAATACCGCGAAGCCATCGCCCGCCGTGAAATCCTCGCCATGCAGGGCGTGGTGTATCAGGGTTGGCCGCTGTCCAAGGCGCTCGGGTTGCTCGGTGCGTACGTGGTCGGGCTTTGCCAGCAGCGCATCGCGAACCGCATCGCGCCCAAGAATTCCGACTGGACGATCGCGAAGAAAAAATCGGATGTGCCGCTAGTTCATAGCGGGCAATTGCGTGATTCGATCACCTGGAAGATCGAGGGCGCGCCGTGAACTGGCAAGCCGCGGAAAACGCGCTGACAGCGTGGGTGGCGCTCATGACTACGACGGAGCCCAGCTTGATTGCGTGGGATCGCGAGCCCGTAGGCATGCGGCTGTACAAGCAAATCGATATGCGTTTCGGCGACCACCGTGCGCGGGCCGGTATGCCAGTGCAGATCGACTACGTGGAAGATGCCACGGGCGCGCTGATACCGACCGCGATCGGACAGCGTGCGCTGACATGGGCGATCACGGTCACGACACGCGATCAGCACGCGGACACGCGCGCGTACCAAGTGCTAGACGCCCTGGCCGTGGCGCTCGAGCTCCCGTATGCGGAGCAAGTGTTCGAATCCGTAGGGTTGAGCATGGGCGGTGTGGTTGCGCCGATTCATTCGACCTATCCGGAGTCGGAGCACCGCAACCTATGCATGGCGACGCTGGCCGTAGAGCTCGATTACGTGCTCGCGGTGAGCTCGCCCGATCCTGCCGCGGTCGTACAGCCGATCGAACACGTCGAAGTAGACGGGGAAGTTACCAACGTCACGGAAGTCATCATCGTGCCGCCCACCATGATGCCGCCGCTAGCTGCCGTACCCTAGGAGCCCACCGCATGACTACTACTACAGAAGTTGTGGACATCACCGTAGACATCCGGGACGCCGCGGTGTCGCAAACCTCTTTCGGCATGCCTCTGATCGCCGCCTATCACAACTTCTGGCCGGAGACCGTGCGCACGTTTTCCGATGTCACTGAGTTGACGGTGCCGGCCATCAACGTGCCCACGACGCACCCGATCTATTTGCAGGCCCAAGCCCTCAAGGCGCAGAAGCCATCGCCGTCGCAGTTCAAGGTGGGCAAGCGTGCCGGCATCGCCACGCAGGCGTTCACGCTCACGCCTGCGACCGTGCCGGCAGCGGGCGCAACGTACACGTTTACGATCGACAACAAGCCAATCACGGCCAGTGTGCCGGCGGCAGGCACGCTCGCGCAAGCCTGCACGGCCATCGCAGCTGCCATCACAACGGCCGCCGTGGGCGTGACGCCCACCGCTACTGCGACCGTCGTCAACTGCGTGGCGAGCGTCGCAGGCTCGCGCCATTCGTGGTCGTGCACATCGGCAAACATCTCATACGGCGAAACGACGCCGGAGCCTACGATCACGGTGGCTGCCGACTTGAACACGATCCGCAGCGCCGATCAGAACTGGTACGGCTTGACGATCGATTCGGTCGGCAGCGCGGAGATCATCGCCGCGGCGAACTGGGCGGAGACTCAGCTGGTGCTGTTTTTCCCAACGCTCGCAGACACGGCCGTGTATGGCTCCGGCACTACGGATGTAGGCTCGCAGCTGAAAGCGTCCAATCTGCAGCGCACGATCCCGCTGTGGCACCACCGCGCGGGCGATCAATGGGGCGATACCGGTTGGGAAGGCAAGATGTACCCCAAGACGCCGGGCTCGGCAAACTGGGCGAATCAGTCGCTTTCGCTGGTGGACACGTCGAACCTAGACGACACGCAGCGCGGCAATCTCCGCACCAAGAACGTGAATTACTACGTGCCGGTCAAGGGCGTGCCGTTCACGCTGGACGGCCGGGCGTCCGGCGGTCGGTATGCGGACATTACGATCGGCATCGATTGGTTTACGGATTCGCTACAGTCGCGGATTGTCGGTGTGCTCGCGAACAACGACAAGGTGCCGTACACGGATCAAGGCATTCAGTTGATCCGCGGGCAAGTAGACGCGCAGATCTTGGAAGCCATCACCGCGACGATCGCCGATGGCGCGCAGCCGTGGTCGACATCGGCGCCCAAGGTCGCAGACGTCAACCCCACGGACAAAATCGCCCGCATTCTCCGCAACGTCAAATTCCAGTTCGTTTTGCAGGGCGCGATCAACAAGGTGTTTATCCAGGGCACGGTGCTGGTTGCGTGATGGCTGCGGCGCTCATGAGCTCCGGTGCACCGGTGCACCCGTGCTCATGAGCACCGGTGCTCATGAGCTCATGAGCGGGCGTGAAAGGGTCTCGACATGGCAAACATGCGCGCGTGGAATATCAAGGATCTGGCGCTGTCGCTGAACGCAGTGCCGCTGGACGATGGCGGATACGGCGAAGATGAAGTGATGCAGCTCGAATGGGCGGAAGATCAATTCACGGCCTATGTGGGCGCGGATGGCGAGGTTTCGCGCGCTTCGACCAACAACAACCTCGCGACCGTGACCTTGACGTACGCGCAGACGGCAGCCGCAAACGATCGTCTCACGGCGATCTTGAAAGCGGACATTGCGGCGTCGAACGGTGCCGGCGCTGGCATGTTTTCCGCGCGCGACACCGCCGGCCGCATGGTCGTGTCGTCGGAACGGTCGTGGATCATGGCTTTCCCAAGCGTGACGATGGGAAAGACGATCCAAACCGTGCAGTGGAAGATCCAACTTGCTGACGCCGCGGTCGGTACGTTTATTGGTGGTCGCTGATGGCGATTGAAACCCGCGAGCGCCGCATAGGCGCCACGACGTACCGCGTAACGCAGCTGCCAGCCAAGCTAGGGCGGGCAATGCTGGTGCGGTACATCCGCCTAGCAGGGCCCGGTGCGGGTGCCTTCGTGGGCGGGCTGTCGAGCTCCAAAGCGGGTACGTTCGATGGCTCGGTGGGCGGCGGCATCGCAGAGGCGATCCACGACTTTACGACTCGCATTTCCGATGCGGAGCTCGATGCGATTTGCGACGAATTCGCGAAGTACACAATCGTCGTCAAGTCGCGCGATGTCGAGCTGCGGTTGTCCGATGTGTTCGACGATCATTTTGCGGGCCGGTACGATGAGCTCGCGCAGTGGTTGCGGTTTTGTTCGGAGGTGAATTTCGCGTCTTTTTTCGCCGTATCGAGCAGCGGAAAGCCCGGCCTGCTCAATCGAGTTATGACCATGGTGTCAGCGTGGCAATCCCAAACGGGATCGATTGGGACGTCCACCGCATCGCCGCCGCCGGGCGTTACGCCGACACCTTGATCGCGATCGAGACGCAGTGGTCGCTTGATGATTTGTACGCCGCGCACGACGTCCTAGACACGTATGAAGCACTAGATCGGGAGATCGCGAGACACCACGAATCGAGGCACCGCAGATGATCGTTAGGGAGCTCATCACACGGCTTGGCTATGAAGTTGATGAAGCTTCTTTCAAGGCTGCAGAGCGCCGCTACAACGAAGCGCAGGCCCGCATGGGTGGCAGCTCGAGCGGCAAGCCGCCGGGGCAAAAGGCGGAAGCCGCCGGCAAGGCGGCGACAGAAGCGCTCGACAAGACCAAAGAATCGGCGAGCGAGCTGGGCTTGTCGCTCGGCAAGATCGGCCAGGTGCTGCAGTCGCTGGGCTTGGGCGCGATGCTGCACCAGTTCGTGGAGCTTGCATCGAACGCGAACGAAACCACCAATGCGCTGGGCGAACTATTCGGGCCCGCCGGTCAATCCGATGTGATCTCATGGTCCAAAGACATGGCCGCGGCGATGGGCCGATCGGAGTTTGACCTGCAGTCGTACGCATCGCGCTTGGGCTCGGTGCTTGGGCCGGTCACGAAGTCGCGGGAAGAGGCGACTAAAATGTCTGAGTCGCTGTCCGGGCTCGCAGTCGATTTGGCGTCGTTTTTCAACACCAGCGATGAGCAAGCCATGCTGGCGTTGCGCAGCGGGCTAACAGGCGAATATGAGTCTTTGAAGCGGTACGGCGTGGTGCTGAACGACTCGACCTTGCAGGAAATCGCACACGCGAAAGGGCTTAAGAAAAAGGTCACGCAAATGACTGTCGCGGAGAAAACGGAGCTCCGCTATCAAGCCATCATGGAGCGCACCAAAGCGTCGCAGGGCGACGCCGCTCGCACCGGCCAGGGCTTCGCGAACGCGTCTAAGGCTCTACGCGCGCAACTGCGAGACCTAGGCACCAACATGGCGCAAACCATGATCCCGGCGCTTGAAAAGCTGGTGCGGTTTGGGCGCGATGCGATCACATGGTTCAACCAAATGGCGCGCGGCACGGAAGTACTACGCGCGGCTTTCGTCGTGCTAGGTACGGCGGCGCTGTGGCTCGGTCGCAGCATGTTCATGTCCATGGCGATCCCGCTCTTGTACGTGGGGCTGCTGATTTTGGCCGTGGATGAGCTGATCAACTTGTTTACCGGCGGGCGCACGGTCGTAGGCGACTTCTTAGACGAAACTTTCGGGCTCGGCACCACGGATGAGCTGGTTACGTCGATCGCCGATGGTTTCGAGCGTATGACTACGGCGATCGCCCGATCGTGGGAAAAGTGGCAGACGACGTGGGCAACCATCGGCGACATGCAGGGCTTGTTTGACATCCTCACCGAGCGAATCACGGGCTTTGGCGAAGACATCGGCCTGATATTTGGCGACGTAGCGGCGAAGATCGACGATTGGCTGATGAAACCGATCATCGATGCGCAGCATGCGTGGGCGCGGTGGATGAAAAAATTCGGTGTGGATTTGCCGGAGATGGAAGGCCGATCGTACGAACGCACCCGCACGCGCGGCTTGGACGCGGATGTGATGGGTTCCGGCGAGCTCCGCGGCTCGCGGCGTCGTGAGCGCGAATCAAACCGGCGTGGACGTGTCGCAGCGCGCGCAGAAGCGCACAAAAACTTCATCGAAGATGCGGCGCTAGCATCGCTGAATGATGATGAGCTCGGCATCGCCCACACGCCGGGCACTGCGTGGACGCTGCGACGCCGGGCGAAGTTGAAAGAAATCGCCGCAGCTCGTGCGAAAGAATCCGCAGCGGACGCGCTACAGTCGCAGGATCCCACGCTGTCAGGCGCACCCATGTCGATCCCGGCGGGCCCGATGTCGTCGCTAGATGCGGGCGAAAGCGCCATGACTTCGCAGGCGCCGGTGCAAATGGGCGACACGACGATCAACGTCACCACCAACGATCCGGCGGTGATGGCGCGTGTTGCCCAGCAGGTCGTAGACGCCAACAACAAAAAACTGGCTGCGGCGCTACCACGCCGTGGCGGGATGTGATGCGCGATGCCTACGCATGTAGAGCTCGGCACCGTGTGGATCGATGTGTCGGTGAGCGAAACGCACTCACTCAGCGCAGAGGTATCAGAGCATCCCGTCGAATCCGGCACCGATGTGACCGACAACATCAGGCCCACGCCGCGCACGATACGCGTGGAAGGTTTGGTTACGAACTACCCGATCGAGGAACCGCTATCGCACATCGGTACGGCTCGAGCGTCGCGCGCTGGGTACCAAATCAATGCCGCGCCTAATACGCTGCCGCGCGTCCCGCCTAACAGCATCGAAATCGAGGGCGAGCCGACCACGTACGGGTTGAACCGCGCACCGGGCTTTGGCCAGGCCCTGGCGCTCGCGAGCGGCATCACGGGCGCACTTGGGCTGCCGCGCCAGCTACCGCGCCGCAAATATGCTGCGGAGCAAAACAACCTGGACCGCTCCGCGTCCCGGGGTTGGCAGGTATCCGCTTTGACGTTTACGGAGGATTTTGATCGGGTGCGGGCCGTGTACGACGCGCTGTGTCAGATCGTCGACGCCGCCCAACCCGTGCAGCTGGTGACGGGCTTGGAAGTGTACGACACGGTGGCCTTGTCTGATTTGTCTTTCGAGCGCTCCGGAGACATCGGCCGCAATACGCTCAAGTTTTCCGCGAGCTGCAAAGTCATGCGGACGGTCGCCGCGCAATCGGTGCCGGTGCCTGCCGAGCAGCGCGGCAAGCCGGGCGTGTCGCGAGGCAAGCAAACGACGACAGTCACGCCGCCGGCCACGCTGTCAGACGCTGCCAAGGCGCAGTTGCGGGCGTCGCTGATCGAAAAGGCGAAGCTGCTAGGGCCGGATGCGTTTGCGGGCTTGCTCGGTAGCATAGGCTTTGGCGGCGGCGGTGGGTGACACCATGGCTTTACAGCGAATCAACACGACATCGCATCCGCTCACGACGCAGCAGTCAGATCTGGACGGTGTAACGTATGCATTTCGCTTCCGGTGGTCCGACCGCTCGAGCACGTGGCACATGGATTTGCGCACGCTGGACGATGATCCGATCGCGCTATCGGTCGCGCTGGTGCCGGCCTGGCCGCTCTTGCGCCGCGTGGTGTCGGCCATACGGCCGCCGGGTGAGCTGGTGCTAATCGACATGTCCGGGCCCGCCGACAACCCTACGCGTGAGGGTTTCGGCGATCGTTGGGTCTTGTACTACGTCGAAAGCCCGGTGCTGCGGTGAGTCAACTTTTCGGCCGCGCGATCACGGTGCAGGTGGACACGCTGCAGCTGGACGGCTTTGCGCTGGCGTTCGACATCACCAAGTCACTGTCGGCCAAGACGCCCAACGCCTGCGAGCTCAAGGTGTATAATTTATCGACCACGCACCGGAAGCACCTGCAAGAGCTCGAGCGGGTGTATGTGTCGATTTCCGCAGGCTATCAAGATGGGACGTCGCTGCTTTTTCGCGGCGATTTGCGGGACGTCACATCGTCACGTCAAGGTCCCACGTGGGTCACTACGATCACGTCCGATTCGGGTCGCCGCGCGCGCAAAGCCCGCATCGTGAAGTCATTCGCGCCAGGCTCGACAGTGGGTGACGTTCTAAATACGGCCGCCAAAGCGATGGGCGTGCGACTTGGCAACTCGGCACAACGCATCGTCAACGCCCAGATCTCCGGCACCCAAGCGACGACGTTTTTCAACGGTTACGCGCTGGCCGGGGCTATCGAATCGGAGATCGATCGGCTCGCTCGAAGCTGCGGGCTCGAGTGGTCGGTACAAGATGATGAGCTGCTTTTTCTGCCGTACGGCGCACCGCTGTCGCAGCTGGCGATCAAACTCACGCCCGAAACGGGTTTGATCGGTAGTCCGGAGCCCGGCAACAAGGGGCTGTGCGACGTGCGGTGTTTGATCTTGCCGGATGTGTATCCCGGGCGCCGCGTGCAAGTGGAGTCGGAGCACGTGTCCGGTATGTATCGCATCGAAACCTCGAAGCACACGGGCTCTACTTTCGGCAAAGACTGGTACATAGATCTGCAACTCAAGTCTGAGCAGCGAAAGGCGTCAACGTGACGGTATTGCCCTCCGGCCTAGACGTGCAGGACCTGTTTTTACAGCAGGCGCTATCCGATTTGCACACGTGCATGCCGGCGGAGATCGTTGCGGTGCGTGATGGCGGTGCGGACAAGCGGCAATTTGTGGACGTCCAGCCGATGCTGCAGCGCGTGATCATCGACGAAAACGGCGAGCAACAGAACGAATCGCTACCCGTCGTGCAAATGGTGCCCGTCGCATACATGCAGGGCGGCGGGTTTTTCATTTCGATGCCGCTCGCAGTCGGTGACACCGTGCTGCTGGTGTTCGCGGAGCGGTCGCTCGACACGTGGATCCAAAACGCCCAGCGCGCATCGCGGCAGCCCGTGATGCCGGGCGACCTGTCTATGCACTCGCTAGAAGGTGCCATTGCCATGCCGTGCGGGCCCGCTCCGCGGTCGGCGCTGCTCACGGGCGTGGATGCTGCGGATTTGGTCGTGGCGACCGCCACGGGCACCGTGTTGGCGCGCTTCAAGGCTAACGGCCAGGTGTCGATCGCAGAGGGTACGCAGTTCGTGGCGCTCGCGAATCTGGTGGCCACGGAGCTCGATCGCATCAAGGGCGACATAAACTCCCTAAAATCGGCCGTGTCAGAGGGTTTCAAGGCGGGCGGCGCGTCGGGCCCTGGCTTCGCCGGTGGTGCGGTGATGGATACTGCTTTTCAGGCGCTAGTAGTTGGGGTGCCCAGCTCGCCTGCAAGCGTTGCAGCCACCAAGACGAAAGCGACCTAACACCATGCCAAAACCCAGCAAGCTCCCGACATGGGCCACCGGCGCCGCTTCGATACTCGAGCCCAGCGACGGCAAAAAAGCGCAGGGCTGGGTGCCGGGCGAGCAGCCGCCTGCGTCGTTTTTCAACTACTGGCAGAACCTCGTGCACTTGTGGACCACGTGGTTTGACACGACTGTCGATTCCCACACGACGACGCTAGGCACGCACACGACGCAGATCGCAGCGCTGACGACGCGCGCGGATACGACAGATAACAAGCTTTACCGCGAGCAAGTGCGCGCGGAGATCTTCGCGCTCTGCAACCTGCATAAAGGCGCGATCCCGCCGGGGACTGCGCAGTTAGGTCAGGCAGCGGCCGATCCTCTAACTGGGCGGCTGATCGTTGTTCTGGGCGGCGCAAGTACAGCGACGTCGGTAAACCCTGACGTGTTGGCGTCTCTTGCATGGGGCCTAGCCGTAGCGGTGAACATTCAGCGCGTGCTGTGGGTGCCGCAATCGTCGCGATTTATCGGTTTCGGCGTGGCGTCAACGCTGCGCTGGACGGCGGATGGCGCGGCATGGTCGACTATCACGCCCAGTGGTTCCGGTGTGTATGGTCAAGGGATGATCGCGAACAATGGTTCGGGCGTGCTCGTGCAGTTAGAAGCTCGCGATCTCAATCGAAGCACAGACGGGGGCGTTACCTGGACGCTAACCACTAACGCTTTGCCCGTTGTCATGTCGGGGGCGATTGCATACGGCGCGGGTTTGTTCGTCGCCCCTAATGGGGGAGTCAGCAACGGTGACGTGTATACGTCACCGGATGGAGTGACGTGGACGGTGCGCCCGTTGCCTGCAGCGACGGTGCGGCATGGCATCATGCCGAATATCGCTTATCTGTTAGGCGTTGGTTTCGTGATGCTCAATTGGGAATCGGCGACCACGGCCAAAATCTATCAGTCACAGGACGGCATCACCTGGGCACGCACCTTGGATTTAGGGGCAGACATCCCTAACACAGGCAACGCGATGTTAGTTACAGAGTCGGCCATATATCAAACGATGGGGTCTGCTAATTTCACCGCGTCAACGTTTGCGCCCGATCTGGCTTTTCTAAAAGACGGCTCGATTGTTCGTTTCAAAATGACGAGCGTTCCGGGCGGAACGCCATTGCCGGGCGGGGCGGGGACCTTTGGCAATATTAGTTATGTGCGCAGACGCGATCAGAAATTGTTTATAGCCAGTGGTTGGAACGGTGGGGGGACATCGCCCGGAGAAATCTGGGCGGCAAGCATAGGAACGGTGCTGACGTGAGCGACCTAGCGATCAGCACCGTGGACGATGATTTGCTGCTAGTCGCAGGCGCCGCCCAGCTTGTGACCGGTGCTGATGCCGTGGCGCAAGCGTGGATCACGCACATGACGATGTTTTTGGGCGAGTGCTTCCGGGATCTGTCGCTCGGTATCGACTATCAGAATTTGATCCTCATAAAAAACCCGTCCAAAACCGTGATGCGTGGGCTATTCGCCAAGGCGTCGCGTGAGACGCCGGGCGTGCAGGATGTGACCGATCTGCGGTTTGCTTTCGACGCGCGGTCACGCGTGCTCACAGTGATCGCGAGCGTCACGTATGTGGAGGGCGGCACCGCGACGTTGCAGCTCAACGAAACGATCGGAGGCTCGCCATGACTGTCTACGGGCTTACGGATGCGGGTTTCGTCGCTAAGACGCTAGAGGATGTCGAAGCGGGTTTCGTAGCCCAGCAGCGCGCCAATATCGATCCCGGAATCGATACGTCGCAGTTCGGGCTGATAGGCCAGCTCAACGGCATCATGGCCAGCGAAATCGCAGAGCTATGGGAGCTCGGTGAAGCGCTTTACGACGCGATGGATCCCGACAAAGCCACCGGGCAGGCGCAAGACGCTCTATATTCGCTCACCAACTCGCTCCGCGAAGACGCCACGGTGTCGCGTGTCGTGTGCACGGTGGTGCTGGCGCCGTCGACGTCGATCCCGGCGCTGACAGCCGTTGCGAGCGTGCTAGGCAATGGCGCCGCGCGGTTTACGAATAGCGTCGCGATGGCCAATGCCACGGGCTCGCCTGTGACGTTGCAGGTCCCCTTCGAAGCGATGGCCACGGGCCCGACGATTGCCAACGCCGGCACGCTCACGCAGCGCGATACGCTGATCACGGGTTGGACATCAGTCACCAACGCGTTAGATGCGGAGCTCGGGAGCGACATCGAATCCGATGCCGCGTATCGCCAGCGCCGCACGGATGAGCTCGCAGCGCAAGGCGGCGGTACGGTCGCAGGCATTCGCGCTGATCTTTTGGGGCTGTCCACGGTGCTGGCCGCATCGGTGATCGAAAACACTAGCGACACGGTCTCCGCGGATGGGCTGCCGCCGCATTCATTCGAAGCCGTGGTGCGGTCGGAGATCGGCGCCACCGACGACGACAACATTGCAACGCTGATTTGGATCAACAAGCCCGCCGGGATCTTGGCGTACGGGCAAATCAGCGTACCGGTGGTCGATTCGGAAGGTGTCACGCATACGATCGGTTTTTCCCGGCCCACCGAGCTGCCGATATACGTCGCGCTGCGGATCACAACGGTCGCCGCGGATTACGTGGGCGATACGGCGCTAAAAGACGCGATCGCGGCGGCGGCGGAAACGCCGGGCTCGCCTGGATATTTGGACGTGGGCGACGCCGTATACGCGGGCCAGTTCGTGACCGTAGCCATGCAGCAAGCCGGCGTGAAAAACGCTGAGTGTCGTGTGTCGACTGTCAATTCAAACTATGCCACCGGTGTGCCGGCAGTGACTACCACGCAGCGCCAGGTGGGCACGGTCGACACCACGCGAATATCAGTGGTGCCGATTCCATGACTTTGGCCTACCGAGCCGACCACGTGTCACGGGCTGTAGCGCGGCTGATCGAGCGCTACCGGCAGCCGCGCACGTCTGCGCTGCTGGCGTCGTGGGTTGCCGAGCTGCAAGCCGTGGAGGATGCGTACTGGCAGCTATACACCGAGCGGCACCTGGCGACGGCGAGCGGTGCCACGCTTGACTTGCTCGGTGACATCGTGGGGCAACCACGGGACGGGCGCGACGACGCCACATATCGGCTGTGGATTTCCGCGCGCGTGCTCGTGCAGCGATCATCGGGCACCACCGAGCAAATAATCGCCATCGCTGACAAGTTGGCCGGCGGCAATACCGTTGTATTGCGCGAGTACTATCCGGCGTCTTTCGTGCTCGACATGGGCGCGCTTGACTCACACACCGGCCTGCAGATTGCCCAGCTGATCGTGCCCGCGAAAGCCGCGGGCGTGCGGTTCATGGCCACGTGGTCGAACGTCGCTTGGCCGGCGGTATTTACTTTTGCGCCTGCGGATGTGCCGATCGCAGCATCGCCCAAGGGCTTCGACGCCGGGCGTTGGGCGTTCGTGTCCGATGGCGATTCCGTCGTGGCGATCGAGTCGTTTACGTTCAACGGGTCGGGCCCGGATTTCGGCTTCGACCGTTCCTTACTAGGAGGGTGACACAATGGCGGCTAGACCCACGAAATTACCGCGCTGGGCAACCGGTGGCACTGCTGTGATCGCGGAACCGTTAGAGTCAGAAAAGGATGTCGGGCACATCCCGCAAACGATCCTCACCGCCCAGCTCGCCAATTGGTTGCAGAACCTGGTGTATCAGTGGCTCGATTATTTGGACGGCGATCGCGCGGCACTCACGACGACGACGACTCCCGGACAGGTCACGGCCACCGCAGTTGCGGCGATCGGTACGGACACCAAAGCCGCGCACGCCGATCACGTGCACGCGCTGCCTACGGCGGCGCCCAACGCCCTGGCGATCGGCAGCGCCCAAGCGATAGGCACGTCTGCGTCGGTCGCCCGAGCGGACCACGTGCACGGGATGCCGAGCGGCGGCACGCCCGGCAGCGTGACGCCCGGTGCTACCGCCGCTAGCGGATCATCGGCGCTATTCGCGCGGTCGGATCACACACACGGAATTGCGGCATTCGGCATCGCCGCCGGCACGTTCTGCGAAGGCAACGACGCAAGACTACTTGTGAACCCGGCGGTCAACGGTTTCCGACTTGCGCCGACGACGGATGACAGCATCCCGGCGGATGGCGCTTTCACGGCTGTCAATCTCGCACCAGTCGCCGGCGACCTCATTGCTCTGTACACCGGCTCGGCCTGGGTGCTACGTGCGGCGTCTGGCGTCTCCTATACGCTCGCTGGGCACACCGCCGGCATACCGTTCGACATGTTTGCTGCGTGGAACGGAACGACGGTTGTACTAGAGGCAGTCAACTGGACATCAGCAACATCCCGCACGCCCGCAGTCGCGCTCGCAAAACAGAACGGCGTGTGGTGCAAATCCGGAGACACGACGCGCCGCTACCTCGGCACGGTGAGGCCTCGCAGCGCAACAACCTATCGCGTGCAACGGTTCAACGCTGTCAGCACCGGCTCCGTCGGAATCGACTACTTCAACGAAAACCTGCGGAAGCAGACGGCTATCCAACTTACGGACACCGTCGCAAATCAGGCTTATTCAACGGCTACCTGGCGACAGTGGGCAGCAAGCGCCAACGCGCAGATAGACACGGTTGCGGGCTTGCCCGGCGATCCCGTTTCGATAACTGCGATGGCATCGGCGAACACATCCAACACGACCACGACAATTTCGTTTCCGCTGATAGGTATCGGCGTCAACAACGCAACGCCTGTGGGCGCGCGCACCATGGAAGGCATCTCCCGCATAGCCTCGGCGCCGTTTGATATGTCCACCATCTCGGCTGCCGTCGCAGTCAACTCGACGCTTGGGGTAACCGCGTATTGGTGGCTGCAGTATGGCTCCGGCAACGTCGAGTTCTTCGGAATCAACGGCCCGGCTCAGTCCGGGATGATGGCGCTGGTTTCCTATTAGGGCGGTGCAGCGATGCCTAATTTCGTGATCACCGTACCGACGCCACCGACGATCGAAGTCACTGTAACGCAGAAGCCCGGTGCTCCCGGTGCGCCCGGCCCAGCAGGCCCACCGGGCCCGGCCGGTGCGGACGGTGCGGGAAGCGCGACCGCGAGCAGCCTAGCGACGACTGGCGCGCCCGTGGACGTCGCAGCATCTGCGCCGCCTGTCGAGGGCCAGGTACTAACAGCTGCAGATGCGGAGCACTCCATTTGGCGCGTGCCCGGCTTGCACTACGATCCGTCAATCAAATTTTGGTCAAGCACCACGGGTGCCGCCACGATCTTGCCCGGCACGTGGGGTTTTATCTGGCCGCCGCCGGTGGGGACTACGTCTGTCGCCGTGTACATCGTGTCGTCACTTGATGCGCCGCCAGTTGATGCGCGTTTCGGCTTGTATGTGCATCGCGACGTCACGGTGCCCGTGCAAGTCAACGTGCTCGGCACGTCGGAGATCCAAGGGCTAGACGGCTTGCGCGGCCCGAGTGCGGTGCTGCTGCCGGGCGCGAATTACGAATGGATTTTTTATCATGAGGATGGATCGTCGATTTGGGGCTTAGTCAGTGACACGGCAGGCGGCGCGAAGCGGATTGTAGTCGCGGGTGGTGCGAATGTTGAGCTCGCAGGTTCGCCGGTGCCGACGCCCGGCCAGGCGCTGATCGCGACCGATGCGACACACGCAGGGTTTGCGGCTTTGCCAGCGGGCCTGGCTCTCACCGCTGCAGCGCCCACGCAGATCACAGTCACGACTGCAGCCGTGGGCGGCGACACAGCGGCGGCGCACGGCGATCATGTGCACAGCGTAGCGACCGCGGCACCTGCGGCGCTTGCGGTGGGCGGTGCGAACGTGCAGGGCTCGGCCGCCACGCTCGCGCGGTCCGATCATGTGCATGCCGTGCTTGGCGCCGCCAACGCGTTTGCATGGGCCACCAACGCCGCATCGATCGCGGTCGCAGGCGTGGGCGGTGTGTGGGCGGCTTCGAACAACCTAACGGGCAATTCAACCTTGACGATCACTGGCGGTGTGGATGGCGTGCGCTTGTCGCTATACGTCAAGCAAGACGGCACCGGCAGTCGCACGCTTACGCTGTCGATCGCGGGCCGTACGATTCGGCGCGACACCGGGATAAGCGACGACAACCCGGCCGCCGGCATCAACTTGATCACCGCCTACGAAATCGAGTTCGCAACCATCGTGGGTACTGCGTCCGTACGCGTCCGCAAAATGCCGCTTGTGTAAAGGGAGTCGCCGACGTGCAAACACTCGACTACACGCCATCGCCACCGATCACGGTCCGTGTCGTCACGGGCGCTACAGTCGGGTTCGGGCTCACGGTCCGGCACGCAGACGGCACGCCCGTGGACCTATCGGCGTACACGATTACGGCGCCGTTTTTGGAGCGCAGCGGTGTAGCGCCGCCGGTGGTCGGTTTTACGGTCGTGCAGACTGACATCGCGTCGCTGTCGCTGTCGCTCACCGCCGACGAATCCGAAAGGCTAGGCGACCTGCATTCCCCAGTGTCGTGGTCGTGGCCGTGCTGGGCGGAACTGGCCACCGGCGAGCGTATAGAGCTCGTGCACGGCACGCTGGCGCTGTCGCCGCCCTAGTGCCGATCGCGGGAGCAATTCGATCGGAGGGCGCCGCGGCGCCGATTTCCCGGCTCCAAAGCCCCCAAAACGCACGCCCGCCGCCCGCCGCGGTCGGTTTTGCTTGTGTGCTCGGCAGAATCGAGCCGTAGTTACGCCACCGCATGCGCTGATGTATGCGGGCCCTTTAAGGGCGAAAGCCGCCGGTGTTACTAGCACCCGCGGCCATCGGGACATCCGCGACGTTTTCACGTCAGGGCGGCGCCCCACTACGTCACGCACCACACGCGATCCGCAGTGCCAGGAAGCCTAGGCGAAAACGAGCACGAAGGCCAGCTGCACCTCGCAGCGATGGTACCGGGGCGCCGTATGCGCCGCGGGGAACGTGCTGCAGCCCGTGCAGCCGACCGCGCGGACCGAGCCGCGGCCAAGCGCCGCGCCACACCGCCGGCAGCCGCTACGGAGCGCATGGAGCGCCGCAGCCGCGATTGGCTCCGGCGGTACGGTGAGCTCGAAGCGCCGCCGATACCAGGCCCACCGGAGCTCCGGCGGGCTTTGTGGCGTGGCGCCCAGTACCTAGTTACGGACACCACGGGCGAGCGCATGCGCTGGGCGGCTCGGCAGCTGGATGCGGACGGTTATGCAGAAGTCGTGGGCGGGGCGTGGGCGGCTGCCGCGGTGTCTATGGGTGATGGGACGTACCGGTACACGTTCCGGGGGACGGGCCGTGAGGCGCGGCGAGCCCGGCGGGTGTTCGCGATCGTGTGGCTGCTGTGCCAGCTCGAGCGGGCCGGTGTGGTCCGTGGTGTGAGCCTGTGTGTGTTTGCGCGCATGATCCGGGATGTCGACGATGGCGATCCGTACTGCCGCGCCTGCGGGCACTGGCACCCGTCCCGCAGTGCTTTCAACCACCGCGGCGCCGATGATTCGCTGGCCACGGGCGATCTAGGCTACTTCGTAGCGCTTGAGCAAGCCGGAGCTCTCACACGGCACCAGTGGCGAACCGCCGCCCAGATCGCCCGGTACTGCGAGCCGTGGGAGATCGGCGACTCCGGTTACCCGTGCAACGAATACCACCTGGCCGGGCGTGACCGTGCGGGCCGTGTGGCGGATGCCGCGCGCCTAGCGCCGGGCTCGGTGGCTCCGGCGCTGGTGGTGCTCTACGCCATGCTGCGGGATTTGGCGCACGACGCCTGCGACGACTCGCGGCCGTTCGTGCGGTGTGCGTACGGCACGGTGGCGGCGCTCCGCGCCCAGCAGCACGCGCAAGCGCCGCCGTAGCGGCCGCCCATAGCACCGCGACACGACGACAAGGCGTACGCAGCCCAAGGGAGCGGTGCGCCTTGTCGTCGTTTTGGCGCGTTTTTGGGGCGTTGTGGGCGTGCCCGGCGACCGCCGGCCGGCCTTCCGGAGCTCTCACGCAGTCGCCGGTGGGCGTCGCTAGGCACCGCGACGCCCTAGGTCGTGGACGGACGCCGGCTTCCGGGGCGTCGCGTAAGCATTACTTGTGTGGTGTGACACCGCACTCCCGCTTTTAAGCGGATCTGAGATCAGCAGGCTAGGGCGGGGTGCGCCGGCCGCGACGTGCCGGCGGCGTGGGCGTGGGCGCCGCCGGCAGCTCGCCAGGCGCCGCCGGATAGTGCTGCTCGATCATTTCGACGATCAGATCCCGCACCCGCACCTGCCGCCGTGTCGCCGCGAGCTCCAAGCGCATCACCAGATCGATCGGCAGCGTGCAGGACACCTGCCGGGTTTGCTGGCCATCGGCGCGCTGGTAGGGCGCGGAAATCGTGCCTACCCGTCTTTCGGCGGGTGTCGTTTTGGCGGCGTTCGGGTGTGGGTTGGGCACCACGGCGGCCGCCGGCTTGGGCGCGGCGTTCGCCGCCGTCACGGTACCCACGCCCACGCGGTCGAACATGTCGCGCCCTAGCACGCTGGCCCGCGGTTTCTGGGCGGCCATCAGTGCACCGCCTTGCGCCTGATGAGCTCTTGAGCAAGCGCCGCAAAATCCTGCGCACCGGCGCTGTCCGGTGCGTAGGTGCGTATCGGGGCACCGTGAGAATACGATTCGGAGATCTTGACGTTCTGTCGGATCACGGCCTTACACATGACACTACCGAAACGGTCACGCAGAGCGGCTTCGACGTCGCGCGACAGCCGCGTGTTAGTTGTACGTGACGCAACCACGGCGGCGATCGTCAAGGCCGGGTTGAGCCGTGTACGTACTTGCTCGAGCGTTTCGAGCAGCGTAGCGACACCTTCTAGCGGCGCCGCTTCCGTGTATACGGGCACGATCACGCCTTGGGCGGCCGTGAGTGCCAGCGACGACATCAGTCCTAACGTGGGCGGGCAATCGAGCAGCACCAGATCCCACCGGCCGGGCACACGTCGCAGCGCATGCCGCAACAAGGTCTCAGCGCCGGGCTCGCCTGCGAGCTGCCGATCGATCTTGGCTAGAGCTCGCCCGGATTGCACCAGCGACACACCGGCGGCGGTGTCGATCACATGCATCACCGCGCCATCCGCGATCGCCGCCACCAGCTGCCGACCGTCGCATGGTGGCGCGCCCAGCGACGTGCCGGCGTTGCCCTGCGGATCAAGGTCCACCAGCAGCACGCGCTTGCCGCGCGCGGCGTACTCCGCGGCCAGGTTGATCGCGGTCGTGGTCTTGCACGAGCCGCCCTTTTGATTTGTCACCGCGTACACCGGTGCTATTGCCATGATGTGTCGCCCTTGATGTCGTGCCCTCACGACACACTTAGCAAAAACGCACGCGAAAGCGCAAGCTCATGAGCTCATGAGCACCGGAGCTCATGAGCTAAGTGTGCGGATCCGCTCATGAGCTCATGAGCACGGGTGCACCGGAGCTCATGAGCTCATGAGCGGAAATCGGGTTGCGTTTTTGTTCTACCGGTGATCTGCTTATGTCGGAGGTGACGGCGATGGCGACTGATGAAAACGGCATGGGCGTGCACGCGGAGCTCAACACGGGACGCACGGTGCTGCGGCTCGGCATGCATTGGCCGATCGTGCATCTGCTGTCGCGCTATCCGTATGGCTGGGTGATCAGCCGCGATGTGTGTCAGGGCGACGTGTCGATCGAGTCGCGCGAGTACTTCGACACTGAGGGCGAAGCGCGCGCGGCATGGCGGCGGCTGCTGGGCGGTGCATCAGACCACGTCGCCATCGCGGATGCGGTCTAGCAGCGACGTGTGGCGCACGGCCGGCGCACGGTTGCGGATGGCTCGGTCGATCCCCTTGCGGTCGCCTACCAGCACCACGCCGGCTTTCGCGCGCGTGATCGCGGTGTAGAGCAATTGCCGCGACAGCATGTATGTGTGGGTTGAGTGACACACGACAATCGTCCACGGGTATTCAGAGCCCTGCGTGCGGTGGATTGTCAGTGCGTACGCGAGCTGCAGTGCGCCGGCCTGGCCGCCGTTGTATGCCAGGGCGCCGTGATCTGGGTACTCCACGACGGCCGCTCCGGTGGTGGCGTCCACGGACAGCACACGGCCGACTTCGCCGTTGTAGACGCCCAGATCGTAATTGTTTTTGGTTTGGATCACGCGGTCGCCTGCACGGATGGCGCCGGGCTCCGGTGGTTTGGCGCCCGCAGCCAGCGGCGGCGGTGGATTCAGCGCGGCTTGTAGCGCGGTGTTGGCCGCATCCACGCCTGCGACGCCCGGCCGCTGCGGGATGAGCACTTGTGCTTCGCCGCGCGGGCCACCGCGTGGGAAGGCTTCGACGCACAGCCGCCGGACCTTGGGCAGCAGCCACGCAGGATCGGTGCACTCTGCGAAGCGGAAGTCATGCACCGGATCGAGGGCAAAGCCGTGGCCACGCAGCATCGCTTGCGCCGCGGTGTGGATCCACGAATCCGCCGCGCTACGGTGCAGCGTGCCGAGCCGTACCACCGGCACGATGCCGGCCCGCACCATGTCCGTGAAAGGCTGGCCGGGCCCGACAGGTGGCAGCTGATCCGCATCACCGACCAAAATCAGCCGCGTGCGTCGTGTGTTGATGGCTGCACATAGCGCCGCCATCAGCTCTATGTCGAGCATGCTGGATTCGTCGACGATCACGCAATCGCATTCCAGCGGGTTGCCGGCGTCGCGCTGGAAGCTCTGCGTACGCGGTGAGTACTCGAGCAGTCTGTGTAGCGTCGAAGCGTCGCGGCCGGTGGCTTCTGCGAGCCGCTTGGCAGCCTTGCCGGTGGGCGACGCGAGCGCATACGTGCGGTGGGCCCGCTCGAGCTGATCTACGGCTTGTCGCAAGCACGTCGATTTACCGGTGCCAGGCCCGCCGGTCACGATGCCTACCGGTGCGGAGCACACGAGCTCTACGGCCCGGCGCTGCGTGGGATCGAGTACCACGCGATCGCGCTCATGAGCTCCGGTGCTCATGAGCTCATGAGCACCCGTGCTCACGACGCCACCGCCGCTGTCCATGTGCGGGCCCGCGCGCACAGCTGCAGCAGCGTAGCCGCGGCGTCGGTTTCCGCGCGGTGCAGGTGCCGCAGATACGCGCGGTCGTCGCGGAGCACGACGCCCGCACGCCCAAGCATGGGCGCCACCGCAGAGCCCGGCAGGGCGAGCAAAGCGGCAGTCATGCGCACCAGCGCGCCCGATGGCAAGTAGCAGTGCCCGTGCGTCTGCGCGGAGTCGTAGAGCACGTGGCGAAGCGCAGCCATAATGCGGTATGGGCTGTCGGTGGCGAGTCCGATGCGCAGCGCCAGGGCGTCAGCTCGCCGGAAGCCCACGCCGTGGATCGTGTCGATCAGCTGGTACGGATCAGCGCGGATGGCGGCGATGGTACCGGTTAGCGTGTCGTACTCAGCGACGCACCGGCCGATCTGCGTGTACGTGAGTCCCCAACCATACAGCGTCACCAGCGCCGCGCGGTCGGCGCGTTGCTCGCGGTATGCAGCGCCGATGCGCTCCGCGCGCGGTGCGGTGATGCCTGCGATCTCGGTGAGCGATTCGGGTGCGTGCTCGAGCGTGGCCCAAAGCTGATCGCCGTGTCCGTACCGCGCCACGACGTCGCGCGCGCGGGCCTGGCCGATGTCCGGCAACGCGCGACACAGCCATGCGCACACGGCATCGGCGGATTGTGGGTCCGTCGTCGTGCATGCCGTCACGCGGAATTGCCGGCCATACGCGGTGTCTTGCCACTGGCCGGAGCACTCGAGCGAATCGCCCACCGAGCAACCTACGAAACGCCCCGTGACGGTGGCCCGCTTGCCGTCTGCGACGGCGAGCACGCCCACGCCCCAACCATCAGGCGTCTTGGGTGCGAATGACAGCAGCTCGCCGCGTAGCGTGTCGTGGGGCGTGGTGATCGGCATGGGTGCAATCCAAAAAATTGCGGCCGTGTGTCGGTGTAGAGGGCGATCCCACCGAACACACGGCCGCCGTTACGTCACAGAGGCGTTAGCAGTTAGAACGGGATGTTGTCATCATCGACAACAGCCGTTCCGGCGCCCACCGCGGCATTGGTGGGGCGTCGTTGTGGCGCGGGTGCACGTGGCGCGGCCGGTGCGGCCGGTGCGGGTGCCCGCGGCGCGGCCGGGCGTGCCGGCGGTGCAGCGCCGCGCGATTGGATCGCATAGCCGCGCATCTCCGCCGCGAAAGCTCGAGCGGCGGTTTCGTCCATGCGGTTTTTCATGGCGATGCCGCCACCGCCTAGGGCGTTGACCCACCGCACCCGGATCTGCGGGTTGCCTTGCAGGTCTTGATCCTCTTCCACGACAATCGCAACTTCGTTGGCGTCGATCGTAGTCAGATCGTCCAGGTCGTCACCCTGCCAGCCGCAGATCCGCAGGGCTTTCATGGTGATTTCGATCGCCTTTTCGCTGGCGAATGAGCCGTACCACGTGATCGACTTGCCCACAGCCGAATCATCGCCCGCGCGGCCGCCGTCCAGGATTTGAAACTCCACGCCGATCTGCGGCTTGCCTTGCGATGTCGAGCCCAGCGCCGCGCCGATGGCGCGCGCGCGGTACGTGTCAGGTTGGATGTAATGTGTCACAGGTTGGGCTCCGCGGTGGTGGTGGTCGTGGTGGTGTCGGTGGCGGCGGCCAGTTCGACGGTGGCCGCAGCTTGGGCGCCTTGGGCGGTGTCAATCTCGGTGGCGATCAGGGCTGCCAGCTTGTTAGCGATGCGGGCGAGCTCCGCGGCATCTTGGGCGGCCAGCGCCGCCGCAGTCGAAGCACGCACACGCTCCGCGCGCCGGCCATCGGCGGCGAACGTCAACAAAGCTTCGATTTGCTGGGCGAGCCGTTCTAGCGCGGCTGGACGCCGGGCGTTGACAGCTTCGAAGAAATCGGACCAATCGAGGGCGATACGCGGCGGCAAATCATATCGGTTTTTCGCGTCGTATGCCGCCGTCCGCTGCGTGTGGATGAATCGGGCGTCAGTCATGACACCGCGCACGCGGCCGGCCTTTTCCACGGTCGACAGGTCGTGTGCGGCGAATAGCACCGCATCCACCCATTCGCGCCACAAGCCGGCCGCCTTGATGTTGAGCTTCATTTCGTGGCGGTCGAAAGCTTCAAACCCCGGATCCTTGAAGGCTTTGACGTGGGAGTGAGCCAGGATCACCATGTGCATGCCGCGCTTCGCGATCAGGGCTTCGAGTGCGCTGGTGAGCCGTCGCCATTCGTCCAGCGCCGCCGTGTAGCCGCGGCCGTATCCGAAGTCTTCGATCGCCGCGCATTGCTTGCCGCCTTGATCCCGCACGTTTGCGCACACGTGGCGCCAGCACAGCGGCTCGAGCCAATCGAGCGTATCGATCACCAGTGTTTGATATCCGTGCTCCGCGGTCGACAGCTCGGTGATGGCGTCGAACACATCCGCCCACGCACGGGGCTGCGTAAACCGGTGCACGTCCAGCTCGCTGGTGCCATCTTCCGCACCGAGAAAGATCGGCGCCGGAGCTCCGGCGGCGAAGGTGCTTTTGCCGACACCTTCTAGACCGTACAAGACCACGCGCAGAGGCTTGGCGATCTTGCCCTTGACCACGCCGCCCAGCGCCATGCGGCCGGGCTTGCGGATGTTTGCCGGCGGTGTCGGGCCGGTTTGGTTGGCGGCGGCCGGTGCGCGGCCGGCGGCGGCGGCGATGGCCGCGCGCGCGGCTTCGATGGATTGTTGTGCGGCGGTCGTGGCTGGTACTGCTGACATGGTGCCCTCTTGTTAGTTGCGTGCCGGTGTGACGTGTCAGGCTGCCTTGCCGTCGTGCTCTAAGTCATAGAGCGGCGCTCCGCTGCCATCCTTCGCAGCGCTGGGTAACTCAGGGTGCGTGTTGTCTACACGCTGGTAGCGCGTCCAATCTGCAAGCGATGTCTCACGCGTGCAAACCGGGAAATACTCACACATGCGGCCGTAGCGCTCGCAGCTCGAGACGTTGCGCGGGTAATACCCGGCGAGCTGTTCATCGCGGATGCGGCGTGCGGTGAGCCAGGCGTCGCGCGCGGCGTCGATTTCTTCATCTTCCAAGCGCACGACCCAGCCGCGCTGATACACGGCATCGAGGTTTGCCAGAACATGCTCGGTGAGCCGCAGTCCAAATTCGTCGGGCGTTTCGTCTTCTCCGCGCTGGTTGGCATACAACACGCCTTGCTTCGTATACTTCCGTTTGTCCGCAGGCGTCGCTTGCAGCGGCGATAGCCGCGGCTTGCCGACCACATCGTATAAGCACCCGGCGACATTGAAGCCTAGGGCTTTGGCGCCTGCGTGGTACGTGGATACCTGCGAATCGAGCCGCAGACACTGCCAATAGGTTGCACCCGGCGTGATGTCTTGGCCGCTCGATTTGTGCTCGACGGTGTATACGCGGCTGTCGCGGTGGTTGAGCACCAAAGCGTCAAATTTGCCGCCGACTTCGAACGTTTGCGACTGCCGCCCGGTGGCCGGGTTGATCAGCGGCGCGCGGAATTCGAGCTCCACGCCCAAGATCTCCAAATCCAAATCACCGCGCCATCGGGCGTCGTAGCCACGCATCAGCACTTCCGCACGTGCCAGATCGTACGCGTCCAGCGCGAGCGGGCGGATCGTGTCGAGCGCCGCCGCGAGCTGCAGCTCCGGCGTTGCGTACGCGCGCCACCATGCTTCGAGCCCGGCATGCCATAGCGTGCCCCAGCGCAAAGCCTCTGCGGTGGCGCCTATTGGGCGGATGCCAAGCTGATAGTGGTAGTGATGCTCAAGCGCGCATGAGTGGTGCGTGCGGAGCTGGCTATTGGTGAGCAACTGCAGCCGCCGGTGCGGCGTGGGCGCGGTGGGCGCGGTGTCGGTGGTGTCGAGCTGGGTACTGCTTTGTGATGTCACGCTGGCAGGCGTAACACGTCATTTTTGACTAGGCAAATTTGCTTTGTCAGAGCGAAAAAAGCCCAGTAAAACCGGGAAAGATTCGGAGCCGCCCAGTAAGCGGAAACGCAAATCCGCGCACGTCAACGCGTGGGCCCGATCTCACTTTTGGCTTCGATGAAAAACGCGAGCGTGTAATACGTGCGGGGCGTTTTGCCGGTGCTGCGGGTTGCTTGGGCCCGTACCGCACCCGGCCAGGCTTTGGCGACGGAGCGTGCGACATGTGCTTCCAAGGCTTCGATTAAGACCATCGTGGTGCCCGGTGCGCGCGGCAGCCGCGGCGGCATGGCGTGGTGCCCGGCGTCGTGGTTCGCCAGGACATCCGCTATGCGGTCGAACGTGGCGGCATCGGTCGGGATCGGGCCTGCGGCGACCGTGGCGAGGGCTGCGACGTGCGCCAATGGCAACTCGCAGCCGATGTCTGCACGTTCGAGCAGCCATGCTTTGAACGCCTGATTCTTCCTGCCGTCAAAATCACTCATTCGCCCGACTACTGGCAGGGCAAAAAAGTGTCTAGACCGATCCGGGCGCGATCTGATCGCGGCTAAAAAGTCGGGGCGACACGTCGCACAATGTGACCTGACCGCAGCACGTCAACTCACAAAATCGCTAGCGACCACACGTCAAATTTGCAACTCGCCAGTGCCGTCAATCTTCGCCCGCGCCAGCGCCGAGCAAGGCCACCGTGATCGCTGAGTAGAGCTCGACCGTGGGCGGCTTCAAGGTCCGCAGGTGTCGCAGCGTAGGCAGCAGTCCGGCTTCAATCGCCATACGGCCGCCGGTGGTCCTGAGAAAGAGCATCAGCGCATCCGGCATGGGATCGGGAGCTGCGACGCCGCCGCCCAGCAGCTCATCGATAGACAGCCCCAAAGCCTCAGAAATGCCGATAATATCCTCGATCCGCGGCTCTGATTGGCCACGTTCCCACCGTGAGATCGTGGCAATCGACACGCCGATCTTCACGGCCAAATCGGTTTGCGAGTGTCCGGCGGCGTCGCGCAGAGCGGCCAGGCGAGGCCCAAAGTTAGGACGCTTCAAAGCGGGTGCGGGTGGGCGTTTGGGCGCCCGCTTGCGGGTCGCCTTGGTGGCTGTCGGTCGGGTTGGACTACGGGGCGTCACGGGGCGTGTGTACGCCGCCAACGAACAAAAACGCAATCAGCGATTTGCGTTTTTGCTGTGCAAGTCAACTTGCCATTGCACGTCAAAATTGCCTAGCGTGCGTCACGATGTGGTCTTTCGGCGAATGGCTGTACACCGCACGCACGTCGCGCAATTTGCTGCAGCGTGACGTGGCGGAA